AATATCCACTTGTTGGTGGTATAGTAGGTGTTGTTGGTGGATTTGTAAAATTTAATACATCATCAGATATATAAATATCATAAATATCAGGATCTAATCCAGTTAATGTTTCAGTAAATAATATATCATATGTTGTTGTAGCTGTGATAGTATAAGGACCTAATGTTAATGTTTGATTTAATGTAGTACCATAGAAATATACATATACATTTGTAACAACATTAGAATAACTAGATTGCCATAATGTTAATAATATATCGAATGATTCTAAAGTATTAGTACCATATATAATAGGAGATAATGCTGCATTTAGATATTGAATAATTATATTACCAATAGTTAGTTGATTTGTTAGTAACTGATAAATATATCCATTCGGTGGTGGTACTGTTGGTGGTGTTGGTGGATATGTAAAATTTGTTATATTATCCGATATATATATATCATACGTATCTTGATTTAATGTATTAAAATTGTTAATTGGATCACTTGGATCAATAATAAATAATAAATCATTTGTTCCTGTAACTATAACATCAAAAGGACCTAATTGTAATGAATTATTTAAATTTATACCATATAAATAGATGTATAAACTAGTGATGTTATTTACAGAAATATATGTTGGATCCCACTGTGCTAATAATATATCAAAACTAGTTATAGCACCTGGATTATATATAAATGGACTAATTGTAGCGTTAATACTACCAATAATATTATATAAATATCCAACAGAATTATTAATTAATCCATTTCCATATATTAAATTATCTGATATGAATGTCCATGCTGGTTCTACACTTGTTGTGTAATAATTATATATAATATAACCAGATGTAGATGGTGGTGTAATTGTTAAGTCACCAATATCAGTAAAATATATATTAGTATAATCAGATGATAAACCAAAAGACATCCAAAAATTTTCATTATCAATTAATGTATATTGGGGAGAGTAATTTTGAATATTAACTTGAATTTGATTTGTTTGGTATGTAATTAAATTTGTTGGAACTTGATCAAATGTTGCTTCTAACGGATATATTACATCAATATATGTTGGATTAGTATTAGATGGATCTAATAATCTAGCACTTAATGCTCCATCACCAAACGGTATGCCTTCACCATATATAGCATTATAAGTTATATACACATATTGTTCTATTCCAATATATGAACTGTCTAATAATAAACTAAAATTTAAACTTGAAGTGTCAGTATTAATTGGAATAGGTGATTCAATACCATTAATTGGATAATAACTAGTATATGATCCATCACCGTTGCCAGTTATATATACATATAATTGAGTAATATTATAATCTTGATATGCAGGTTCTAAATTAATAGTATAAATGTTTGGATTAGGGTCTGGAGTTGGATTGATAGGATCATAAATATATACATATCTACTTGAATTAGATAATATATTAATTTTATATATATTTATCTGAGTAGGTGAATATGGTGGTACAGGTGGTGTTATTGGTGCAGGAATAGTAACCGATCCTAAATTAAAATTAATTGGATTAGTTTTCCATTGTCCGGGACCAGTAATTAGATTATATGATAAATATATATAATATCCTCCTTCTGGTACCTTAAATGTTGTTGTAAATGTTGCTGGTAGTCCATAAGAAGGAATACTAATAAAATTTCCAGTTACTGGTTGCCAATTATCACCATTTTCATTAGTTAATGTTGGATTAGAATTAGATGGTGGATCAGTTGATATATATAAATATAATTGAAATATTCTATACCATTCATACCAATAGGGCTGAATAAGTGTAAATATTTCTTCTAAATAAGGAACTGCATGTGTTTTACTAGAATTTACTAAATTACCTAATGTAGATTCAGGTAAAATATCAGTTGCAACTCTTACCTGCTGACTATATGGAGGTACGCCAGATATTAATGCAAATGTTGTAGCATTAGGTAAATCAGCAATTGTACCTACATCTGCTACATATAACCATAAAGAATAAGCAGCACCAGTTGCTTTATAAATTATACTAGTATCTATATAATAGTTATTATTATTATTTTGATCAATATAATTCATAATTGGAAATGGACCATCTCCAATACCCGAACCATCATCTAATGCATTTGTAATATTAGTGTAATCATTATTTGGTGATACATAGACCCATAATTGTGTAGCAACATAAGATGATAACCATGTTGGTAATCCAATTATATTAGGTGCTGGAATTTTATTAATTGCATTTATATTACTTAATGTACCTCTATCAATAGTAGAAACAATAATAGGATTATTTATAGTAACTGCAACAGGGACAGTACCAAATGTATATTCTGCATCATTTAATAAAACATTCGTAATAGATATATAATTTGAACCAGGTATTGCAAATGAAAAATCAAGAGAACCAGTCCATTGTCCATTAACTATTGTTAATGGAATAATATTAATAAAATCAGCTGCAGTAGGAACATAAGCATTATCAAGATAATTAAAATAAGCATATGCATTTGTACCATAAAATTCAGACCAATTATTAAATGTAAATGTATATGTAATAACAATATTTGCAACAGTGATAGTTGGTGATAAAGTAAAAGTAACTACTCTTGGTGTTGTATTTAATGCAATATAATTATAATTAATAAATGCTTCAATAAATGTACTAAAATTAATAAAATTATAATAAGATGTATTTGCGCTGCCAATAATATTATAATTACCATTGACACTATATGATAATAAAATTCCCATTGTTTCTAAAATATTTTGTATATTTTTATATACCGAGAACATGTTTTGTAATATTCCTATATCATTAGAATCAATAGGGCTTGCTGTTTGATATAATAATTGTTGATATCTAACTGTATTATTATTAAAATTAAATTGATATCCAAATGGTAAGCTATTATATACAATTGTGAAATTTTGATTATAACCAGTTGTATAACTTGTACCAGTATATGTACCAGATATAGTTTTAGCACCTGTATCAATAACAATTTTAAAAGTATTATTTGGATAATCAAAATATACATTAGATAATGTTAATGTTGCAGCATAACCAAAATATTCATATTTAAAATTTAAAAAATTATATTTAGTATTAGTAGCTCCTGTTTTATTATAAATTGAGTTATAAATATTGAGAATGATGTAATCAACAATAGTAGTAAATAAATTAATTGGAATATTTATAGTATTATTAAAATAATATTCATAACCAGATTGCATTTGAGAATTATCAATTGTTTTAATTAAATAATCATTACTGTCTAATGTAATTGATTGATATTCAGATGATAAAATAATATTATTACTCTTCCAATAATCATAGTTATTATGAAATTGTACTCTTTCATTAAAATTATTGTATTTACCTATTAAACTTTGCCTTAATGCAAATAGTAATCTATAATAGTTAGAATAGTTAATATTGTTTTTAATTGTAGATAATGAAAATTCATCCGCAATTTTAAATTGTTTATATGTAGCATTGTATAACGGAGGAACAATATTTTTATTAATTGTAATATTAACTAGCGAATTAATATACATATCAATAATATCAATTAAACGATCAATAGATGTAAAATTTTTAATTCTTGTATATAAATCATTATATGAAATTTCACTAATAGAATTTTGATAAATAATGTTTTTAGATTTTAATATTAAAAATAAATATTCAGATATTAAATTAATTAATCCATTTTTCCATTGTACAGCAGTTACTTGACCTAATAAATTACCTATATACATAGGTGTATTTTGATATGATGAAGCAATTAATTCATTTTGATTTAATAGAAAGCATTCTGATGTTAAAAAATAATAAATTTGAGTAATTAATGTTGGTAATACAATATTACCTTCAATATAACACTTAATAGATGCACTATTTTGATCAATCATTGAAATAAATCCCATATAATTATTAGATGATAATACACCTAATGTATATGGATAACCACCGGATATTAATCCAGTTTGATCAAATGTATTAGTAATAATAGTTTTATTATTTAAGAAAGTTATATAATTATTATTATTTGGTAATATATAATTTAATGGTGCATTATCAGGTACAGTAGTTAGATCATTTAATAGATCTTTAATAAATAATAAATTATCAATATGTTTATTAATAAAAAATGGATGAACTACATTTTGTAATACATCGATTTTACCCGTAAATGCTAATGAATCAATTAATCTATCAAATGCTCTAACATCTGTATTAATATTAGAATATGTTGAAAATGTATTTAATGCAGTAATATTTCTAACCGGTTTAAGAGTAGTTGGATTTACTCTGTTTGTATATATATATGCATCACCAACAAAATTATAATTATAATTTCTATATTGAATTTTATATAATAAAAATAAATACATGAATGAACTTGGTCTAGGTTGAGTAGTACCATCCCAAATATTTGCAGTACTAGGTACTTGTTTATACGGAAAAAATGCAGTATTATCAACAATTAAAGAATGGAAATTTTGTGTAAAATAATTAATACCAGTTGATAAATAACGAGGAAAATAATAACTAAATGGTAATGCTGGATTATCATAATCACCAATATTTGGTTTTGCTGAATTTGGACTTAAATACGAATATAAATAATTTAAATAAAACACAACTGTATGACTTGCATTTTGAATATTATATAAATCATGATATACTAATGGTATTAAATTATAATCAACTGTATTAGAAAATTTAAAGAATTTATCATAGAATGTAAGAGATGTTACATCATTTACTGTATAATATTGATTGTATTGAATAATTTGTGATTGAGTTAAACTTTGTGTTAATATATTATTTTGACGATTACCTAACATAATAGTAAATAATTGTTTGAATCCAGATACATCCGATTGATATATATTCATAATATTAGAAATAGGTAAAGCACTAAAATTAAATTGAATTAATGTATAATTATTATTTCTATATGCTACATTACTTGTAAATGTATCTTTTTCTGTAAAATATGTTAATCCACTAAATATAGTATTAAATTCATCAATAAAATCTAAATATCTCATTGCTAATACATCATCAAAATTAGTTTCATATCTTGTAAAAAAATTATTAATAAAATTATTTAATTCATATCCAAGAGATGATAAATCTAATACATTAGAATTTAATTGATTGTATTGTACAATAGTATTATTTAATCCACTTAATAATGGTGTAAAATTATAATTAAAATTTAATACATATGTATTCCAATTTTTAAATATATCTAAATCAATCATACTAATACTATTAATTTTGTATTGTGTTAATATATTACCGTACAAATCACTATTAGCATATTTACTTGTTTGTCCCATTGAATATTTAACTTGTACTAAAAATTCCTGATAATCTGTAAATCTAGTATTTAAATTATTTAATAAATTAATGTATTGGACTGAATCAGCTGATGCTGGCATAGTTGTATTTTTAAAATAATTTAATATACTGTATAATCTTTGATCCAAGAAATTATATCTCATGCTATTACCAGATAATCTATTTACATTATCTCTAGATCCATATGCCATTCTAGTAGCTAAAATTAATTCACCTTTGAAGATATCAGGTCGATTATTATAAACAGTTGTATTAGTATTTTTAGTATAATATTCCGATACAAAAGATTGACCAGCTTTATTATTAGCATAATTATAAAACATATTATAGAATGTTGCAGCAGTATTAAAGTAATAAAAGTACGGTTGTGCTGATCTTTGAATCCATGCTTGATAACTTTGTATTATATTACCCTCCATATTTGGTAAGAATAATCCTACTTGATTTGCATAAAAAACAGGTATATCGCTACTGGTAATACCAGGTAAAAATGTATTAATTTTAAGATATAAATTAGGTAAAGTTGGACCACTATATAATGGATCATTTAATAAACCACCATAACTACCAAAAAATAAATATTTCAAATAATCATAATGAATAGATAAATTAAATACTTTATAGTAATCATTAACATTATATCCAGTTGGAAATACCACTGATTCTAAAAATTCTGAATTTATATAACCCACATCATATTGATCTGATGCTAATATAATTTTAACTACATCACCTGTACCACGAATTTTATATATAATTGGATAATTACTTAATGTAATAGACGATGTTAATACCATATCAATATTATGTTTAATAGATAATCTACTAATAATTGTAATTACATTTGAAAATTCATTTACAATATTTGATATATCTTGTGAATATTCTGGTACAGTAGTACTAGTATCATATAATGGTAATAATGTTACTTTATTAAAATAAATATTAGCTAATGTGTCTGTACCTTGAATAACATTATTATATGTTTGATAATAATTATTACTACCTGTTGAATATGTTGTAGTATTTAATACTGATGTTACTAAATTAAATATTAATTGTCCTAATGTATTTGGTGATAATTCATATATAGTATTAAAAGTTGTACCATCAATATTAACATTTAAATTAAGCATATCACTATATAATGCATATAATTCACATGCATATTTATAACAATAATATATTAATAATCCATCATCTTTTCCTGCTAATGCAGCAATATATGTATTAATAGATGTAGTATTAATACCATTAATAGTAAAATAATTATACCAATAATATCCAGAATATAATAATTGTATATTATTACCTGTACTTGAATTATATCGACCTGTATTTTCTTCTAAATCAGCTAAAAAATTACTAAATGCATATGTATATGGTGTAATTAATATATTATATTTAGATACTTTACTTAATAAATTATCACCATAATTATTTGGTTCCATTATTAATGGTAATTGTTTAGGATCTAAAAATGGAATTGATCCTTCACTTGTAAATGTATAATTATATCCATCTGTTCTAGGATAATTAATATTATTTAAAAAATAAACAGATGAAGTTTCAGTAGCATAATTTTCAGATAATTCATTTACTTTTTGATATATATTTTGATATAATTGTGATTGTTTGCTGTATAAAAATCTTGGAAAATAATTATACGAATTATAAGAAATTAAATAAGTATTATTCTCTAATAATGGATTTTGATCAATAGTATCTTCTTGATATTGCGTATATAATGTACCACCATATCTAGTAATTGTTTTTCTTGAAATTTCATATTCTTGCATGTAATTAAACATTTCATCATATAAATTATTAATATAATCTAATAAAATATTATTACCATATAATTGAGTGGTAATTGGTGAATTGTCGTTAATAATTGTAGTTATATCATTTAAATAATTATCCATATACGAGGTTAAATTATATATATTTAATTGACCAGTTACAGTTTCAGGAACACTATTTGTATAAGAATATGTAAAATAAGAAGAATTAAAATCAATATATTGTAAATTAAATGCAATATGTAAGCTTAGAATTAATTGGGTTAAATCAAATGTAATTGTATTAGTTGTAATCTTAATTAAATTATTTGGAATAGTTATTGTTTGTACTACATTATTTAATTTATATGTTAATGTTAAACTTATTATATTTAATAATGTAAATGGTATAGAATCAGTTGTAAAAGTTAAAAATGTTTGTCTTCCAGTTGTACCATATTGAACATAATTTAAAATTTTAATTAAATTATCGCTTAATTTATCTTTAATCTGTAATAAATCAGCTGACCATTGATTATAAAATAATGTAGATGTTGTTTGATATTGATCAATAATATAAGTTGTTAAAAAATTAGTGTAATTTAATACTGCACTTGGGTTAAGACTATTATTTATAGTATTTGTTAAATATTGTTGATATCTCAATATATTATTAACTAAATTTGTAAAATTACTATCACCTACACCATCTAATACAAATAAACTATTACTTTGCTGATAATTTAGTTTAAAATAAAAGTTATTTAAATAGTCATGATTATCAGGATCTTTAATAATTGTTTTAAAATATATTAAATTCATATAATTAAATAAAACATCATAACTATCGGTGATAGATGTTTGAATACTATTTTGTATTGTTGTAATTTCAGCTGAATTTAACACAAAATCATTTGCAGATACAATTTGTTTTAATAATGTTTCAGAAACAGATGTAATTGGCGTACTAATAATTGATACCATTGATACATCTGTATATATTATATTTTTTAATAAATTAACTACTGTAGTTGGATTTGGATAAGTATTAACAACATTTAACGAATAATCACTAAAATATGTAATTGTGTTAATATTAGTATTGCTATTATATAATAACATATCTGTTAAATATAATTGATCAACTTCAATTGGCTTAACAGTTAATACTGTATTATAATTTGTCATAGAATAATTATCAATACCAGTATTATACTTACTAACTTGTATTACTTTAAACACTCCATACACAACATTATACGATTTATTTAATGTATTATTTATACCAATAATAATTACATCATCGATATTAATATTAATAGATCTATCTAATGTAAATTCTTGATAATTATTAATATTTAATTTAATATTACTTATCATCGCATAATTAATTGGTTCTAATTGAGAACTTTCAAAACCATAATATAAAAATAGTTGATCACCATATGTTTCAATAACTTTATTCGTTGAAATATGCCTAAATGGATATACAGTTAATGTAACAGGTGAAGTATCTAATACAGTTTTAATAACAACAGCACCAATAATAATACCATTTCTCTTAACTAAAATATAGTTTCTATTAAAAATAGTAAAAAAAGAATAAATATTATTATTAGTTGATGGCGGTAAATAAGATAAATAATAGTTTGTATCGAAAGTAGAAGGAAGAACAATTTTATATTGATAATCTAAGGGTGGAACAGTAAATAAATTATTATAATTAAAAACATAATTATTAGTAGTTGTTGAATTAGTTAGTTCAGTGTTCATATTTTCAATAAAAGTATTCAATGCAGCAATTTCAGGTGTTTTAAGAATATATTTTTTAACTGTATTATAATAATTATTTTGCCATTCATTGAAATATGTAATTTTATAAGAAGGATTAATTTCTTTGATATTTAATAAATTTGCAATAAAAAAATAGAATTCTTTGTCCTGGAAAGCATAATTTAAATAATCAATATTAGTTGTACTTTTTAATGAATATAATAATGGAATAATAGTATGTAATTTAAATTGATTAGTAAAATATGTAGAATTTGGTGAAGTTCCTGTACTAGTAGGATATGTATCATTTAAATATTTTTGTAATGAATATGGTTGAGTAATACCTTGATTCAAAAACATAGTTGAATCTAATAATGGTAACATTAATTGATAATTACCTACAGTACCTTTAATATTATCTTTATAGTTTCTAACTAAATAAACTTGCATTGTATTTCCTAAACTTTCTTTATACAAGTTTTCGTAATATTGTTGAATATTAGTCATAGTAGTGAAAGTATATTGTGCTTGCAAACTAGCTAGATATGCAGCTCTATCCGAAAAAACATATTCGCCATTTACCTGCGGTAATTCTATTTTTAAAATAATATCAGTTAATAAATCACCTACTTTTGGAATAACAACTTCTAATTTTTTTCCAAAATCACTTAAACTAGATAATGGTAATATATAATCTTCTATTGTAAAAGAAGTGTATTTGTGATACACAATTTTAAAAAAACTGTAATTAACATCATTGAATATTGAATTAGAGACACTATTTGCGGCTATTTGTAATATACCACCTCCCATAATTTAATTAATATAATAATTAAATTATGTTTAAATAAAAAAAACTTCGCAGAGCTCGTTTCGTCAGCTACGCTTCCTCAGTTCGCTACGCTCACCCTTAATGTTCATTTACAGCAATATTTTTTAAGCCATGTAAGGTGAGCGCAGCGAACTGAGGAAGCGCATCGATAATTAATTTTTTCAAAAATTAATTCTGGTTGAAAAATTAAAAATTTTTCAACGACCGAAACGAGCCGTAGGCGAAGTTTATGCTGAAAAATACAACGCTCCCATACCATTAGATAATCGTAATATATTATAAGTTAATCCATATATAGTAACTTTTGCCTTACCATTATTTGTTGTATTAAATTGACTAGCATAATTCCAAAAATTATCAGTTAATGCTAGAATCATTGCCTTGTATCTTAATGCAGAATGATTACACGATCCAGATGGCTGATAATCCTCAGGAGACATTGAAAAATTATACATATAAATACCATCATTTGGTATGCATGTATGACATTTGTACGGTATAACTTCATTTAAATAAATTCCATCAAGCGTTTTTTGTCTTGGATATGATTCAAATAATAATTGGAAATTATTTAATGGTCCTTGTCTATATTGATTACCATTAGGAACAGTATAATTATAAATTAACGTAGCAGTATCATCACCTTCGTATGTACCATTAAACTGAAATTGATTATTATTAATAGCCACGACAGTATAAGTTTGATTATAAAAATTACTGTTAGTTAATGTGATACTTTGTCCAACTAAATTACTATCAATAGTAAATTGATTATAATATTGTGTATCTAATATAAATATAGGTACTATTTTATTATTAACTGTTTGATTAGTAATAGTACCAGTAACAATAATATTAGAATCATAATTATAATCATGAAAACTTAGAGATTGATAACTTCGAATAAAAAAATACAATGCTTTTACAGAATTAAAAAAATCATAATTAATTGTTTGTGTTTGACTAATAATATCTTCATTATATTCTTGAACATAATCAATTAAATATTCATGTGAATACGTAGCAAACTTAATTCTTTCATCTTCATCTAAATAAATATATTCAGTTAATAATCGAGCATCTATTAAACTAATATAATTATCAATATTAATATTATCAGTAGTTAATTGAGGATCAACTTGAGCAATACTATATAAATCATTTAATGTAATAGTAAGTTTTACTTCATGATATCTAAAAAATATAATTGGTAATGAACATTCCAAATAACGATTAAAGAAAAATTGTAATGGAATTAATAATTGATATTGAGGTTTAGTATTAGCATCATATGTAGTTAATATATCAATATTACCAATCATTTTATTATAAGTAGGTTGTAAATAACTATTAATAGTTAATTCAGCCCAAATATTAAGCCAATCACTAAATTGACGATCTATTTTTTGACCACCTATCTCTAAATCAATTTGTTTAATTAATAAATTACCAAGTTTAGATTTCCATGCAAAATTATAATTTGTTATAGTACCAAAACCTTGTGTATCTGAAAATAATAATTCATCGTAATATTTAGTTAAATCATTAAATGATAAAAACATACCTAAATTTAAATAACCAGTTGTTGAATCAAATGCTAAATTATAATTATAGGAAGAAGTACCATACATTGTTACACTATTGAATTGTTCAATAAAATCAAATTTAGAACCATAAAAATTATTATATGGTGTTGTACCAGGATATGTAGAATATGTAGGATTCGATAAAATAGTTGTAAAAATAGAAACAATATCTGTAATATTAAAATTTACATTACTTTCTTCTTCTACTATAGCACGATACACAGGATAAATAATATTTAAAAATGTTTTAAAGTCGGAATATATATTAGATTGATCTGTACGATCAAGACCAGATACAGGTGTTATTCTTGGAATCGCTACTTCAGATAAGGTAGCAGCTAAATACATTTTATGAATTAAATCTCCGCTTTTTGGTAAAATACATGTAATTTGTTCCCCAAATTCTAATGAACCTGTAACTGGTAAATATATCATTTCAGTTGCAAAATTAGTATATCTTTTATACACTATATCAAAATATGATACTTGTGGAAAATCTGTTAAAAAATCAACATTTCCTCTTATCTCTAATTTAAAATCACCTTTTCCCATATATAAAAAAAGTAATTTTATCTTTAAAATAACAATTTAATTTATTGTCGAAGAATTATATTTTGATTAGTTTCTTCATTTTTATCAAGATCTTCATTTGTATCAATATCTTCTTCAAGATCATTAAAATCAAACGTTATAGATGGTTCAGAAAAATATATTTTAATTTCATCTTCGGAATATTTAACAAAAAATCCATCTTTAACTAATCTCTTTTTAAGATTTTTTCTATATTCTGATATGATTTGAGCAGTAATTGAATCATGTGGTTGATTAATAATAGATTCTTCTTTTTTTAGAGAATAAGATACATAAATATTATTATTAGAATCTAATTCATAATCTTCGTAATTTTGAGCTTCAAATATTTTATCTACACATGTCCAATAAACACGTTCTTCGATAACCTTTGATTTATGATCAGCATAGTTTTTAAGCTTGAGATTTATAGTTTTGAATATTTCATTTGCATTCATTTTTGATTAATAGTTTTAATACATTTAAATTAAAATTATCAATTTTTAGACAGATGCATAATACTCCCAATTTAAATAATCACATATTTTCTTCCATGTCATATCAACTTCTTGTAATTTCTCACGATTCTTTAATAGAGGGAAATAAATAAGATAATCATCTAATTCTAATAATTCAAAGAATTTGTGCATTAAATAATTATAGTTTAAACAGCTCTTACGATTTTTAGGTTTGAATATTTCAAATGGTTCTTGAATTTCTTCAAACATCATATCTATTTTATGTTCAGCTTCACGAGAAATAGTTATTGGTAATTTACATGTTAAGAAACATATAATATGAGTGATGTGTTCGTAATATTTATTATGACCTAATTTTTTAAGGATATCTCTCATAACTTTATGATTGATGTCATCATTTTCAAGACGTAACTTTTTAATTTCTGTTTTAATTTCTTCATATATTTCAGGTGGTATATCAATAGTTTCTTTAGCTTGAAACTGGTTAATTTTTTCATTAAGGTGATTTTTTCTTTTATACGCTGTATAGTTTTTATTAGAAGGCATTGGTTCTTTGTAATTAGGTTTATCTGTATCTAATAAGATTTCATTAGAACGACCACATGAAGTACATACAATTAAACCATCTTGTTGATGAACAGTCATTTCTGTTTTGCATTCAGGACATTCAAGAATAGTATTATGTGATAATTTATTACTAGTTTGATTAGTAATTTTAAGATAATCGTTTAATAGATTAGCTTTATTCGCAGTGTGAGGATCAGCATCATAATAATTAACAAGAATATCCATAGTATTGTAAAAATATTCTAATTCATTGTGGTTATTTTCTATTTCAGTAACATTTCTATTTAATAATTCTATTTTCTCTTGAAATAATTTTTTTTTAGAATCAGTATCAATACTTGCTGGTTCATTATTTAATTTTTCAATATCTTCTTGATATTTTTGAATTCTGACTTTCCATTTATCAACATTAGTATGTTTTTTATTAAATGTTTCCATAGTTTTTTGATGACACATATCAACTGTATCTTGAATATTAGCTTGTTTTTTTCTATTTTTATTATTGACAAAAGAAGAATATTTCGTGGTTTTTTCTTTAAATGTGGACATTATACTTATTAGATAAAAAATATTTAAGTAAGAAAATAAATTATTATACGTTTAATATATAGAATGAGTACAGCAACAGATATATATAATAATATAGTAGATCAAAGCGTGGCAGATGGTAGCATATCAAAAGATCAAGCAAAATCAAAAAAATTAAGTTTATAGGTTAAATTTTTGTTATGGATAGCTGAATCAGCACCAATTATTACAGCAGTAACTGCCTTATGCTATACAATGAAATATTTTATTGGTACAGATCCATTAGACTTAATAGAGAATAGTACAATTAAATTAATAATGAATGGTGTAATTATATTTTCTGCAATTGTAACAATATTATTATCATTTTTCATGGATATATTAATATTTATTTTTGCAAATATAGCTTCATCAGCATAATTAATTAAATATATTTATCTAAAAAAACATTTAGTTTCTAATTAAATTTTAATTAAATTTAATTAAATTTGAGGTTAAAAAACAAAAAAATATTTTCTGAAGTATAGGTATATACTAAAAAATGGGCGGTGGTGGTCTAGTTCAACTCGTAGCGTATGGTGCTTTATCTTCTTGGGCGCCAACAGTAGGCAGTGTATAAGGATCCAAATATTCCTTATATAATAAACCTGTGTAAATATTTGGAAGAATAACTAATGGTATAAGTTACCTCGAAATAGTTATTTTTTATATAACCTGCTAGTATAACAGTGAAGTTATGCAAGAATGTCAAATTGACCAGAATACCCTAAAGCTTTCGATACTAAGTTAAGATAGTAATATACTTAATGGCCAAGAGTAAAAACTTGGGTATAGTAAAAAATCGAAAGATGTAGATTGAAAAATCTTAAATGGGCGATTGGCAGCCAAGTTCCTTATTATTTAAAGCAAAAAATATATAATTAATATTAAGTACAATGGGAGATATATATTTATTAGAAAGTCCTAGTGGAAAAAAATATATCGGACAAACAGTTAAACATTTTAATTCAGGAAAAAAATCTGGTTATTTAGCTAGATGGAAATCACATATTAGCGAAGCTAATAGAAATTTAAATTATTGTAGATTATTAGATAATGCTATACGAAAATATGGTTCTGATAATTTTAAAGTAAGTTTAATATGTGAATGTAATACTTTTGAAGAATTAAATGAAAAAGAAAAATATTATATTTTAATACATAATTCATTATCACCAAATGGTTATAATCTAACAACAGGTGGTAATATAAATAATAAACATAGTATAGAATCTAATATTAAAAAAAGAGAAAGTATGATTGGAAAAAATGTTGGTAAAATATTACAAAAAAGAATAAGAAAAAATGAAGAAGATAATAATTTACCTAAATATATAAGATCAATCAAAGATGGATATAGAATAAGTAATCATCCATCTAAAATAGATAAAGCATTCCGATCTAAAAAATTAACAATGTCCGAAAAATTAAAATTAGCTTTAAATGAATTAGACAAATTAAACAGTCTAATTAAATAAGGAATGCAGTTCATCGACTAAACGGCATTCGGGTTCTTTTTAAGAATCATAAGATATAGTCAGGCTCTATAGGAAACTATAGAGGTGCATCGCAAGATGTTTACCTAAACTAGTTGGGTAGAAAAGCGGACTGCTAAAGAATAAGTATATAGATTCTTTAGATAAAATCAGTTAGTGATATATACTATAAATTGAAATGCCACCTCGATTTATATTCACATCCGCTAGTTATTAATTAAAAAAGAAGAATGATTATGTTAATTAATAGCAACACTTTCAAATTCAGGCGAATTCCTATTCTAATTTAATTAGAAATAAACTATAATAGTTTATTAAGAGCCTTTTGTACCAAGTCAAGATGGAAACGTTTTGATGGCCTAGAATAGCAACCTAGGGTATGGTAATAAGCAAAAGGATTGGATGAGCACTGAGCCAAGTCCTACGGATCGTTATGCAAGATCTACGGATGCAGTCCAGAGACTAAATGTAAGTGGGTCTGAGAGAATTAGCAATTCTCAATGAAGGCTTAAGATATAGTCCGGCCCTTAAGGAAACTTAAGGGATGTTACCGAACTGGTAATCCCCAAATCACCTTTGAATAAAGGGTTGAAAAGCAACGTGCCTTGAATATATGGATATTTCAAGGATAAATCACTAAGTATTCCATCACAAAAATTCACCATTTTTGTTGTTATAGTTGCTAGTGAATAAATTAAAAAGAATAATATAAAATATAATTTATTTGCGACACTGTCAAATTGTTCTGGGAACCCCTAAAGCATTTGTTACCAAATTAAGGTAGAAATACATTTAATGGCCAAGAGTAAAAACTTGGGTATGGTAAAAATACAAATGATGTTAAACTATTATAATATCTCACGTAGATTCGAAATATAGTAGTTTATAAATGGGCTATCAGCAGCCAAGTCCTAAATTATAAAGAATTATCAATATAACTTGTATAAATATGGGAATAATATACTTAATTAAAAATATTACAGATAATAAATGTTATGTTGGTCAAACAACACGAACATTAAGAAAAAGATGGTTAGAGCATTGTAAAATAAATAAATGTGTTGCATTATCAAATGCAATACAAAAATATAAACCTGAAAATTTCACAATAGAACAAATATATGAAGGTCCTGAAGATGAATTAGATGAAAAAGAAAAAGAATTTATAATCAAATATAATTCAATATGTCCAAATGGATATAATATTCAATCAGGAGGAAATAAAGGAAAAACACATTGTGAAGAAAGTCGTGAAAGAATGCGACTTAAAAAATTAGGTTCAAATAATTACAATTTTAATAAACCAAGAACTGATGATACTAAGAAAAAAATTAGCGATGCAAAAAAAGGAGAAAAACATCATTTCTTTGGAAAAAAATTAACTCTTGACCATAAACTTAATTTAAGTAAATCTCATAAAAAAACTTCAACATTACCGATGTATTTAGTATATTTAAAAGCAAGACCAAATGTATATCAAGCAGAAGGATATGCAATATTAAATCATCCATCCGGTAATAAAAAATATTTTACAAGCAAGTTATTGACATTAGAAGAAAAGTTTAAATTAGCAAGTGATTATTTAAACAATTTAAATTCTTTATAATATGGATGCAGTTCAACGACTAAATGTCAGTGGGTCTAAATAATTTTAGGCTTAAGATATAGTCTAGCCCCTATGGGAAACCATAGGGTAGTAGCGTTTTCAAAGTAGTCTATCGTAGACACACAAACTTCGCCTCTGAAGCCATCGAACAAACCTTCACTGGCTCATGCAACTTCGGCAGCCACGTTACAGTCCAACTCACCCGTAACGCTGACGTCGTAACCAAAATGTACTTCCGTGCAGTACTCACATCAGGCAGACTCAACTCCGTAACAGTTAACAGCCAAGCCTTCCAACCTTCTTGGGGTTGGGTTACAAGCCTCGGCCACTCGCTAATCTCGGACTACTACCTCGAAATCGGCGGCACCCAAATTGACAAACAATACGGTGACTGGCTCAACGTCTGGTACGAACTCACCCACAAAGTCGGCCAAGAACGCGGCTATGCCGTCATGATTGGCAATGTCCCTGCCATGACCCAACTCGCCACACAACCCAACGGTGGCAACAACTACACAGTCAATGTACCTCTCCAATTCTTCCACTGCAGACACGATGGCCTTGGCTTACCCCTAATTGCCCTCCAATACCACGAAGTCCGTGTTACATTCGACATTAACACACTCGACAACCTCGTAGTTACAAACTACGCTGCGGGCTCTACATCATGGTCAACTCAACCCAGCATCTCATATGCCTCTCTCTGGGTTGACTACGTCTACCTCGACCAAGAAGAACGCAAACGCTTTGCCCAAGCCACACACGAATACCTCATTGAACAAGTCCAATTCCCCTCATCTGAATCCATCACATCCACCAACACACGCACACGCCTATCATTCAACCACCCTTGCAAATTCATTCTCTGGAACGTTCAACTCGGCCGCTACACATCCGGTCTCCGTTTCTTAGGCTACAATGCGGAAAGCGCGGCCACAATGCAACTCCTAGCCACCAAACGTTTCATCCTCGGCTGGTGCAAAATTGGCTCAAATAACATTATCCTAAACAGCGATGGCACAGTTCAACCCAACACAGCCTTAGCGGCACTAAGCAGCAACGCCTACCTTGCGTACTTCAATGCGGCCAAAGCGCTCGTTGTTGACCCTGGTGTATTCGATGTTGATAACGTAACAATTACAGGTGCTCTCCTCCCCATTGATGTTGCGTCTCTCGATGCGGCATCATTTGAAGCCGCTGCGGTAGCTGCACGTAACGTATTAACAGCTGGTGCGCCCACAAACCAAGGTGCGGCGGCCTTTGACTACGTTGTCTACCAATGGGATAACTATGGCCTCCAACTCGACGGCAGCGAAAACCCCACCCAAACTGGCCTCCTCCAACTCAACGGCCACGATCGCTTCAACGTCCGTGATGGCGACTACTTCAACTACGTCCAACCTTACCAATGCTTCAGCAACACACCCGCCGATGGTGTTAACGTATATTCATTTGCCCTCACACCCGAAGAACACCAACCCAGCGGCACATGCAACTTCTCTCGCATTGATAACGCGACACTCGCGCTATCTCTCGGCCGTGCGGCGGGCACAGCCAACCTCGGTACTGGCTCATTCTCCAGCTACTACCTAGCGCAAAACTCCAACCTCAACATCTATGCCTTTAACTACAACGTACTTCGCGTTATGTCAGGCATGGCTGGCCTCGCTTTGATGATAATTTCAATAGAGCTGAAAAGTATCATGCTGGTAGCACTTGTGCTATACTACCAGACAAAACATTTAGAGTCACAACTATCATTTTGATGATAGATACTCAGATACTAGTAGTTTTTTTCCCAAAAACTGCAACATTGCCAAATTGTTCGGGAAACCCCTTAAGCCAATATTACTAAGGATACATCTGAAAAGAGTATCTGGCCAAGATAAAACTTGGGTACAGTAAAAATATATTGGATATAGATTAACAGTCTATGATGGGCAATCCGCAGCCAAGATCCTAAGATCGATATTAAGAGATAAAAGGTAGATTATGGATAAGGTTCAACGACTAAACGACAATGGGTACTAGAAACTTAACCAGTTTTTCAAGTGCTTAAGATATAGTCTACTCCCGATTAACTTTTTATTAAAAAGTTATGAGAAATATTCCGAAAGGAAGGGTACAAAGGACAGCAATTAGAGAAAATCACACTATTATATTTTTATATATCAAAAAATTAAAATCAATCAATTTTAATTTTTTATAAGAAATTGAATATATTATATATTATGAAGAGTAATTAGTAAAACAAATGGAGTTTAAACAAATACCACCTGAACTTATAAACAATCATATAATTTTTGCATCAAAAGATGGTCAGATAAAAATTAATGAAAAACTTACAGAGGGTTGTAAGGGTATAAAAGGCGCCAATGGTTTTTATAAAAATATTAAATATAAAACACACAATTATTATTTTCATCGGTTAGTCTTTTTTGCACATTCAGATTTGTCTATAGAACAATTAAAAAATGGTCGTGTTATATTTAAAAATTTTAATCCAGATATGGTTGATGAATATAATGTATATAAAAATAGATTTGAAGATTTGTTATTTGAACCATTCAAAAAGATCAAAGAAGACGTTATAGTTGAAAGCGTAGATGCCGAACATCCAATATATGGAAAATTCAAGTACAATGTATGGCATGGCTGTATTGGTAAAGAAATTAATTTTATTGATTATGAAATAATGCCTCTTAATTCAAGTGATTCATGTATCGTTAAAAATATTAAAACTAATAAAATATTATGTACTAAATCAAATAATGATTATGATCCATCTATAAATTTAGTTCATAACAAAAAAAGTTATGGATTATTATTATCTCATTTATTATTAAATTCTATTTTTCCAAGTGTAAAGATTGACGAGACGGTTGATCATATAGACGATAATCCATTAAATAATAATATTATAAATTTACAATGGATGTCTATAAAAGACAATTCTAAAAAAGGTCAGATTAAAAGTACTAAAATATCAAATAATAATAAAACTGTTGATATATTTGAAGTTTTTAACCTAAAAGAAGAATCAGTTGGTAAATTTAAAATGAAAAAAGATCTTGTTGAATTTATGATTAAAAGAATGAATATAAAATCAGATATAAATACAGCACAAGGAAAAATAGATCGAGCCTTAAAAACAGATGGATTTGCTTATAGTCATAAGTATAAACTTATTAATCAAGAACAAAATGATAATGTCACAGAATCAGATACAGAAGTTTGGAAAGAATTAAATATAGATGAATCAACAAAAAAATATAAAATATCGGATAAAGGTAATATTAAATTAAATGATGAATTATTAAAACCATATAAAATCAGAGGTAGAAAATATTCACAATTTAGTATTAATGGTAAAAAATATTATGTTCATCAATTAGTATGGTTAGCACATAAAGGTTCAATTCCAGATAATATGATAATATTGCACGATGATTCTGTTGAATTAGTAAATAATTATTATCGAAATTGGCTATGTGATTTAAAATTAGGTACTGGTTCAGATAATAATAAAGAATATCACATTAATAAGAGAAATAATCTTTAATTAATTTAATCATAACGTACTATGTGTTATATGATATATAGAATTATAATATATTTTGTAAATAAAATATATTATAGGCGCAGAACATTGTAATCAGAGGCATAAAATTGAAAATTTTATTTAAACATATGTTAATATATTAACTAAGTAAAAATGACAGAAATATTTATTCAAAAAGCAAAAGAAATTCACGGTGATAAATATGATTATAGTAAAGTAGAATACAAAAATGCAAAAATAAAAGTAATTATTATATGTAAAGATCATGGGGAATTTGAACAACAACCAGGAAGCCATATTAGTAATACCCAACCAAGAGGATGTTCAGCATGTGGAAAAAATAGTAAAAAAAATACAACTGAAAAATTTATTGAGGATGCAACAAAAGTTCATGGTGATAAGTATGATTATAGTAAAGTTAAATACGAAAAAAATACAGAACCAGTTATAATTATATGTAAAACCCATGGAGAATTTCTACAAAAACCAAATCATCATATATCAAGTGGATCAGGTTGTAAAGAATGTACTAAACCTAAAATGACTAAAGAAGATTTTTTAAATAAAATAGAATTAATTCATGGAGATTATTATGATTATGAATTAACAGAAATTAAAACTCAACGAGATAATATTACTATAATTTGTCCTAAGCATGGTGCATTTGAACAAAAATTAGGTAATCATTTAGATGGAAGTGGATGTAAAACATGTGGAATTAATTCTATGGCAAATAAAAATAAATCTACCAAAGAAGAATTTATTATCAAAGCTAAGAAAATACATGGTAAAAAATATGAATATACTGAAGTTGAATATAAAAATGTTCATACCCATGTTAAAATTAAATGTGTTGCTCATGATATAATATTTAATCAAACACCAAGAAATCATTTATTTGGTTACGGATGTGTCCATTGTGGTAATGAAAGCAAAATGGTTAAAACTTAATTTATTATATATTCTTCTATATTATGGATCACCCACCCCTCACCCCTAAAAATATCGCATCCACACTAAATAAAACCGACATCCCCTACCAAATATTTCACATAGATTACACTGCCAAAGAAAAAAATACATTAAAAAGATTTAAAGTAGAAAAATCCAGAGCACATAGTTACTGTGGCAGCGATAAAAAACCTGAAATCAAAGAATTTTTAGAATCTATAGGTGATAATGATAAAAAAAATATTGATATTATAATTAAAATAGTATATAAATTAATTAAAACTGTTTTAAATGGATATAAAAAAACACATTATTGGATAGCTATTAGATGTAGTACTCCTACAAATGCATATGATATACCAAGATGGCATAAAGATGGTCCCTATTATGAAGGACAAGAAAACCCCTCTAAATTTGTAACAGTCTTAAAGGGACCAGGTACTTTATTGAAAGACATGACACCAGAAAATAAAGAAGCATATGACAAAATTTATTTAGAAAAAAGAGAATTAGTTAAAAATATACCAGTTAAATATGAAGAAAATAGAGAAGAATATTTAAAAGAACTTGTTAAAATAGATGAAAGTTTAAAACTAAGATACGTTGAAGCACTTAAAGATTCTGAAACAAAACAAATCAATAATGACGAAGGATTAATTTTTTTTGCAAAAGAAGCAATGCATTCTGAACCAAAAATAGATAAAGAACGAATATTTATATCTATATTACCAATGGATGAAGAAAATATAAAAAATGTACCAATGTGTGAGAATCAAAAAGGTGGTTATTATGATAAATTAATTAAATATCAAAATAAACTTAATAATTTTTAAACTATAAATAAATATATAAAGAAAATATATATGCGTTTATTTAGCTTCTTGTTAGCATTGTTTGTACCATTCACAAATGGTCAATCATTGTATTATGATTATAATGGTTTTAGCGCAGGATCATTAGGATGTGGTTCAGATTCAGGAGCATTAAATGTAGGATTAGGACAATCTTTACCTACAGGAGCAATTGGTTTAAAAGTTAAACAAATTGCATTTGCTATCTACGGTACAAATTCATTACCTCCATTTATAGAATTATCCGGTAATCCTTCAACAGCAAGACTTTCAACATCTAATGCACAACAATGCTGTGGTAGTAATTGTGATTTAGCGGTTGCAGTTGGAGCTACATGGTATAATTCTCCATGTGGTCAGCCATCATGTGCTAATGCAAATAAATGGTATTATATGGATTATTCTAATACTAATGTAGGTACTACAGTACAAACAGGTATTAGTCAAGCTACATTTTTTAATGCAGCTGGAACTCAAATTGGTGCTAATATGATAAATTTAGGTCAAGGATCTGTTTTTTTTATGTCTTATTATGCAGATGTACCAACACCATCGGAAACTAAAACAGGTTCATTATCTCCAACTATATCTAAATCAATAAGTGCTTCATTAAATCCATCATCTCAACCTACTGCATCATCAAGTATATCAGTAGTATCAATACCATCTAATTCTTTATCTTCATCTCAAACTATATCTTATTCTATTTCACCATCATCTATTTTTAGTATAACAGGAAGTTCAGCTATGTTAAATACGGCAAATACTGTATCACAAAATCAAAATATTACAGGTGGTGCTGCATCAGATTCTAGTTCTAATACTGGTACTATATTAGGTGGTACATCATTAGGTATTGTATTATTATTAGGAGGAGGAATGGTAGCTAGTTATTTTGGATTATCTATTCCCGGATTAAATAGTAAAAAACCTAACTCGGATAAAGATGAAACTAACGAAGAAACTAAAGACGAAACTAACGAAGAAACCAAAGACGAAACTAAAGACGAAACTAAAGACGAAACTAAAGAGCAAACTAAAAATATTAAAAATACATTAACTAATGGATTAACAGCAGTAGTTGCTAGCATATTTGGTAAAAAAGGCACAGATATGTTGAATAAAGTAGAAACTATGACTACGGATCCAAATTCAATGTTACCTGCTTCAATGCAAAATTTGCTTAAAAAAGCAGGTATTGATCCCAATGAAATTGTTAAACATTTAGAATCAAGTGCATCTATGAAAGTACAAAAGAAACTTGGATTAGCAAAATCAGAAGAGCCGGATGAAGTGGTTGAACCAGATGAAGAAAAAGGTATGGTAAATGAAAATGTAGTTTCAATTCCGATAACAGATGAATCTATTGTTGTTGAAGATAAAGAAGAATCTCCAGATATTAGCTCAAAGAGATCTGAAAATCCTCCAATTACTGTCAATTCAATTAATACTAAAACATCAGATTCTAATACACAAGCACCAAAAATAGAAAATAATCAATCACCAAAAACAGAAAATAACCAAACACCAAAAACAGAAAATAAACAAGCACCAAAAACAGAAAATAAACAAGCACCAAAAACAGAAAATAAACAAGCACCAAAAACAGAAAATAATCAAGCACCAAAAAATAACAATAAACAACAAAAAAATAATAATAATCAACAACCAAAAAATAATAATACGCAATCTAATGTAACTAAACCTAAAGTTAAATTAGAAATTAATGCAGATGAATTAGCAGAAATTAAAGAAATGTTAGTTAAATATAATAAAAATTTTAATTTAATTCATTAATACATAACTGTTTTATTTATTTTTACTAAATTAAAAAATTTAATTGGGTGTTCAGAAATCTTTACACCACCAGAAGCATTTGCATGACCACCACCGCCATATTTTACTGCTAATTTTGATACATCAAATTTATTCCATGCTCTTAAAGAACATACAATATTTTTATCATTTTTAAGTGCATATTCATTATTGTAATACCACATAATTACAAAATGACAAAAATCATTATTACATAACATATGTGCTAATGAATTTACATCACCATTATAACTATGTATTAAACATACTCTATATTTTGTTCCGTCATCATCTGTGTAGAGATACACATCAGTATTACTAATAACACTTATTGCATATTTTAAATTTTTTGCCAATGAATTATTTATTAATTTTTTACCATCTTCAATACATCTATCAAAAAATGATTTATCATTATTTATTTTATCTATAATATTCATTTTTGTTGTAAATTTTTCTTTATATGATGGATATTTTATTAATGGTTGAGATTTTGGTGGAGATATTGCTGGAGATTTTGGTCCTGATGTAAAATAATCATCTGCTAATTCTTTGCTTTCTATTTTTTTTTGTATTTCATCAAATTTTTTAACAGCATTAATACTTATATCTTTTAATCCGTTTTTATCAGTCACAGGTTGATCATTCCACATTAATTCATTAAAAATTTGATTGAATTCATCTGCATTATCACCATCAACTTGTCTAAAAAGATCTCTTTTAACTATTAATTCTACAAATGATGGAAATGGTTTATCAGGAAAAAATGATTTCCATGTTAAACCAGCACCAGATGTATTCATATCAAAAATTATACTATTTCCTGGTCTTATTAATGGATAATACATTTCTAAATTTGTAATATGATGATCAATTACAATAACTTTTTTATTATTCTTTATTAATTTATTATATGTTTCTAAGGAAGGGACAACATCCGCAAATATAATTATAGAATCTTTATCTTCAAATTTATTACATTTTTCTTGATCTTGTTTTGAAGCTTGTAAGCTATTATATATAACATTTTTAATATCTTTTTTATTAAAGAAAGTGTAAATTACCCATGCAGATGTAATTCCATCATTACAATTATTGCCATGATAATATACTACAAAATTTTCGTTAGAATAGTCTTTGTCTGATAAATCAACTGCATTATCAACTAATTTAAATTCTCCTATTTTAGTAAATAAATAATTTACTTTTTCTTTTTCTTTTACTTCAACTTTATATGTATCAGGTAAAAAAAATTCTACTAATTTCCCTTGTTTTATAGTACCTTTTGTTTTAATAAATGCTTCATCTCCAACTGCACCACCAATAATATTATTATATTCTAAATATTTATTATTGTATTTTAAATATTTATTATAATAAGACATAATATATATTTATAAATTAAAATTTAAAATCAGCTAAGAGCTTCTCAGCAAGACCATCACCATGATTAACATTGTATCCTGATACATTAATACCAGTAGGAGTAAAAAATACTTTAATACACTGATCATCAAAATAATCAACATTTACATTTTCGCCTTTATTTAATGGTGCAAGAATTTTAATAGCATTAATTATATTAAACTCTTTTGGCATTTTCGCCATCATCCGTATCATAGGAGTATGATCCCATTCTGATGTGGCATATGTTGTGCCATTAAATAACACTTCTAATATAATAACAGCATTTTCAGTTGTAAGGTTAGTAAATTTGATCGACATTTTTATATAAAGTTATTAAAAAGTATTATGTATTAATTTTATTCAATTTTTATAAAAAATTATCAAAATTTTTAAACACGTCTTCAGTATAATCATTTGTTTTTAATATATCAGTAATTAAAATATTTTCCATCCTATTACTAGAATAATGCATAAAATTTGTTTTTGGTACAATATAAAAAAATTTATTATTTTTTAATGTCTGATCACTATTATATAATACTTTATTAATATTATTAAAATCAGTTTTAGTTGGATCAGTAAATGATAAAACTATATGTAATTTTCCTGAATTATTATATGGTATTGAAGCACTCTTATAATTAAATGGTATAATTGAATATTTGCGAATTAATTTATTCATTTTAATATTAAAATTAATTATACTTTATATATTAAAAAATTGATATTTTAATTACATTATTTTATTTTTTATAATATAAAATGAAACATCATCGGGTAATTGATCGTAAAAAACTTAATTATAATGATTTAGTTCCTGGACAAATTTATCGTATAAATAGAAGTGGGCCTGATGCATATTATATTAGAAATAATAAAATTTATTATATTATTTCTAATTGCATAGCAAAATATAAAAAATTTTATGTAATTATTAATTGTAAATCAGGTGAAAATGCATATTCTCCTATATCTAAATATGTTGATTTTTTAATAAATGATATTGTAGTGAAACCAACAGATATTAAAATTGATGATGTAATTACATTTCGTAGAAAATCTAATCCAAACTTAATGCAACAAAATTTAATAGTTACAAAAATAGCATATTCATATGTATTTTCATCATATTATCCACATTATTTACCGATTACAACAAATCCTAAATATACAGTAGATTCTAATCATGCAGATATTTATCATACTATGCAAACAATAATAGAACAGAAATCTGTTAAACAATTACCCTTAATAGATGATGTAATAGGGGTTATTGGTTCATTTATATCTTAAAATTGAAAAAATAAATGATATAAATATAATTAATATTTATACCCATGTCTTCTGTAAAAATGTCAGAAAATATTAAGAAAGAACATGATTATAATAGTTTAATCCCAGGACAAAAGTATCGTATTGAACTAAATCCAAAAAATTTATACGGTGGTAATGATATATCAAGACTCAAAAGTATGTTAGATGCACGTTATTTACATGAACTTGAACCACGTGAAACTAAAGAAATTGGAATATTTAAAAAGTCAATTTTTGCATTTAAATTAACTAAACATGCATGGTTTATGCAACAATATTACTATGATGATTTTGATTATTATAGTATATATAGAAATAATATTAAAATAAAAGCAAATGAAGTAAATGTAGGTGATATAATTTCAATTATGACACGTAATGGTCATTATGAATTTACTGATAGAGTTGTTGAAAAAATAATACATGTTTATATTTTTTCAAAAACAAAAAGTCTTGGATTGGTTGATCACGTAACAAAATTTTATGAAGATAAACATTCAGATGAAGTTTTTGAAGAAGAATATGATGATGATGATAGAGATGGTACTTATAAATATATAAAAAAATATGATCAACATGGACATTTATATCATCATCTAATAAATAAATTAGATTCTATTGTATATACACATAAAGATGAACATGGTCGTTATTATCAATATAAAAAAAGTACATATTTTAATCTAACTTCAGAAAATGTAAAAATATATGACACAATGCAGACAGTTTTAGAAAAAAGAACAATTACTAAGTTACCATTAATTAATGATGTAAAGACAGTTGTAAATTCATTTATCAATTAAAACTTCGCTGACGCTCGTTTCGGTCGTTGAAAAATTTTTAATTTTTCAACCATAATTAATTTTTGAAAAAATTAATTGTCGCTGCGCTTCCTCAGTTCGCTACGCTCACCCTAAATGCACATATTCATTATTAATTCAGGTCATGTAAGGTGAGCAAAGCGAACTGAGCAAGCGTAGCGCCGCGAAACGAGAGTCAGAGAAGTTTTTATAATATTATATTATGCCAGAAATTAATGAAGTCAGAAGATATGCTGATTTCATCAAATCAAAATTAAAAACAATTAAAGAAATTAACATTATAAATGGTAGATATAAAAAACATGGAGCATTTCCACTCTATAATGAATTAAAAAAGGATTTACCTATTAATATAGTAGATATCAAAACTAAAGGTAAATTTATGTATATGATATTAGATGATGGTTATTATATTTTTGTTACATTAGGTTTATCAGGAGGATGGGTATATCAGGATAATGAAACAAAAAAGTTTTCTCATCCGCAAATAATAGAATACTTGAATAAAGCGGATGTTGAAGCCTATATGAAACAATCATTAAATCATTTAAATGTAGAATTTAAAACAGTGGGAGGTAGTGTATTTTTTTATGATACATTATCATTTGGAACGATTAAAGTAATTAAATCGGAAGCTGAATTAAATAAAAAATTAAATACTATTGGACCAGATATAATGGATAATAATACGACATATGAGGTGTTTAAAGAACGATTATTAAAAACCAAAAATTTAAATAAAGCAATTGGTGTGGTGTTGATGGATCAAAAGACATTAGCAGGAATAGGAAATTACTTGAGAGCAGATATTTTATGGTTATCAAAAATATCACCTTTTAGGAAAGTAAATAAGCTAGAAGAATCAGAAATAAAAGATATTTATCATAATAGTAAAGTATTAACATGGGGAGATTATGATTATAAGAAAGCAAAAAAAGAAAAAATTATTACAAGTAAAGATAAATTACCATCAGATTATAAAAGAGATTTCTTTGTTTATTATGAAGAAAAAGATATTTATGGTAATCCAGTTACAAAAGAAGAATTATATGAAGGTAGTCAAAAGAGATTTATTTATTGGGTTAAAAGTCACCAAAAATAGAAAAAAGATCCAACAATTTTTCATATATTTCAGGTTTATAAGTTGTTAATGTCCATGATAATTCATCAACAATTTCAAAATATTTTAATAGGAGTGGAGAAAATTTAGATTTTTGTAAATCACGCATATTAATAATATTAGTAATTTCATCTATAGTAGGTTCTGTATTTTTTGTTCGTAAATTATCACTTAATTTTTCAAATTCCCATACATAACTAGGTAAAAAATTCATCTTATCATATGTTACTTTACCTAATAAATAACCAAATGATAACAAATCAAATTTAAATGATCTATATGGTTGTCCTAATTCACCACCTTGTGGTAAATAATAATATTTGTAATCATTATTATAATTATTCAATGGAACGTCATTAATATAAAAAATAGAATCATAATCAATAAATACATAATGTTTTAATTCAGTATCATAAAAAGTATTTGCAAATTTAAAATCAACATAAACATGATTGTATTTGTGAAGACTTTTCATAAATTTAATACCATCATGTGCTAAATTTTTAAAATTATTTCTAAAAAATAGTTCATTAGATAATTGAAAGGTATATTTTTTCATTGCATACCATGTACCTTTTTCAAATACACCATAATTATAAAAATTATGATTTTTTGTGGGTATTTTAATTATATTTTTAATATTATTGTCAAGTATAAATAATAATGGTGTTAATTCATTAGTTTCATGTGATCTAATTTTAATAACCCATTTTGTTAAATTTAACATATTTTCATATGATATATTTAATGGATTATCATTTAATGTAACTTCTGCTATAATACAATCAACTTTTGTAACTAATATCTTAGAAATAGTCCAAGGTCCATAATTTGTTGGTAAATTATTAATATCCATTGATTTAATTAATTATATTTTTTTATGTAAATTGTGTATTTTTCAGTTTTACTTTAAATTAGTCTAAATAATAACAGTATGGTTACTATTAAAATTAGATCAAATTGTCATTATTAAATTCATAATATCCGTCTTTTCTTCTAAATATAGAATCTTTATCACTATTACTATTGCGAGAAAAAATATAAATTAAACCACCAATTAAAATAACTAGAAATACTCCTAATATTATCCATAGTGGAAGTAGGTTTGAACTAGGTGGAGAACTAGGAGTATTAGATTCAGGTGTAGGATTTGAATTGTTCATATTATACTAATATATTTATTTTAAATAGTAATAACCATTATCTTCAATTAATCCACCTCTGTGTCTTCTACGACCACTTGATTTCATGCTCATCATCATAAATACACCTGCAGAGATACAACAACATATACATATTAAACATACTATTATCCAAATTATTGTATTTTTATTATTTAATAATGTACTAGCAGTACCACCGTAACCATATGGACCATTTGGTGTATTAATAACAGGAGAACCATTTGTAACAGAACTACATTGAACGGGGCCAAAAATATCAAGCATTTTATTTGTAAAATTTACACAGAAAGTAGATGGTATTGTACTATAAAAAGTATAAATAGTATTAAAATAATTTGATATATATAACCAATCATCTGATTTTACATTATATAAGTTAAAAATAGTATTATTAGGATCTAACGTTTTGTAATAACTAGAATTTGAACCATTTTTAGCAATATCAGCACATATTGCATAACATGCATATACTTGTTTTATATTTGCATTATAAGATGATATATTATTCCATGTAGCATAATTAGGATCAGTTGTTGTTAATGTTGTAATTGGAGGAGATGGTCTTGGTATTAGTATAGTTGATTGAATATTTATACCAGGAATTAAAAGAGTTAATATAAAATTAAATATAATACCAGATCTAAATCCATAAGTTAATATAAAATATAATGAAATATAAAAAGAAGTTAATATTAATGATGAAATAGAGGTTACTGAACCTTTTAATATATTTGTTGTAATAGTTCCTAATAATCCGCCAGTAATATATTGACTATCATTTGTCATAATTAATATTTGATCATTTGTATTAGGGGATGTAATACCCCATACATTATTAATACCAGCAGTAGGAGGATAAACAGATGTTGCATATTTTCCAACATTATCTAATGTATTTATTTTACCAATTAAATTATTATTAGAATCAATTGAAGATGAAGATATATATCCTGTTTCATTAGATAATGGATATATTAAACTTGTTGAAGGATTACTCATAAATTTGAATATAAAATAATTTATATATAATTATAATAAATAAAAATGAATCTAGATGAACAAAAATATCTTGACTTAATCAATAAAATTATAAATACAGGTGAAACTAGATCTACAAGAAATAGTATTACTAAAAGTATATTTGGAGAAAAATTAGAATTTGATATTTCAGATTCTATTCCTTTTATAACAACTAAAAAACTTGCATGGAAAACAGTGATTAAAGAACTATTATGGTTTATATCAGGATCAACAGATAATGAATTATTAACTAATCAGAATGTAAATATTTGGAAAGGTAATGCATCCCGTGAATACATGGATAGTATTGGATTATTAGATAGAAAAGTAAATGATCTTGGACCAATTTATGGTCATCAATGGAGACATTTTAACGCTGAATATATAGATAATCATACTGATTATAGTGGTAAAGGTATTGATCAAATTAATAATATTATATATTTACTAAATAATGATCCAATGTCCAGACGAATATTATTATCAGCATGGAATCCATGCCAAATAAAAGAAATGAATTTACCACCGTGTCATATTATGGCACAATTTTATGTATCTGTAAATAAAGAATTATCATGTCAGATGTATCAACGATCAGCAGATATTGGATTAGGATTACCATTTAATATAGCAAGTTATTCTGTTTTAACTTATATATTAGCAAAAATATGTAACTTAAAACCTAAAAAATTAATTATTATTATTGGTGATGCTCATATATATGAAGAACATGAAAATACATTAAAAGAACAAATTCTTAGAAAACCATTTAGTTTTCCAAAATTAATAATTAAAGATAGAGAATATAAAAATATAGATGATTTTAAAATAGAAGATTTTGAAGTTGAAAATTATCAATATCATGAAACGTTAAAAATGAACATGATTGCATAATTTTTTTATTATAATAATATATATGAGTGATACAGAAAAAAGACAACATATTAGTTTTGGATCAAAAATAAAATTATCATTCTATGCAGCAGTTTTATATTTTTTTATATCATCACCAGTAACACATGAAATATTAGCGACAATATTTAATGCACATTTTGAATTTTCAGACGTAGATGGTAAGCAAAGTATTAAAGGAATGTTAATGACAACATTTATTTTCTTTTTGATATATTTTATATTTATGTTGTTTGAATAGATTATTGTAATACAAATAAATATTTACTTCTATTTAATAATCCTGTCATTTCATCACGAATATTTAATAGATCAGAATCAGTCGGTTTAATTAATGATGGTAATGTATCAGTTAAAAATTCAATACATTTATTTAAATAAAATAAAGCTTCCGCATCACTCATTTTATCAACTTTAATAGTAAATTCAGTATTATCTGGTCTTTGATATTTACCATATAATACTTCTAAAAAATTATCAATTAATTTATCCATTGAATCTACTAACGATGCAACCGATACATGTCGTGGATACTTTTCTGTAGTTAAATGATAATAATATAATTTATTTCGAAGAGTAAAGAAAAAAGAGGCTAATTCAATTTTAGAATTTTCCATTTTAGAATTTTCCATTTTAGAATTTTCCATATATATATATTAATTATATAATTATTTGAAACCAATTTGTTCATTTTTAGTAAGAGATAGACTTTTTACATTATCTGCAAGATCATTTATAGGTATATCAATATTCATAGTTTGATTATGTTTTGATTTAATATGTTCCGTTAAATTGTGTGGAGTACCTGCAATAAATTCACATTTACTACAACGAAATAATCTCTTAAAATTTTCATTTTTATTGTTTAGATCAGTATGATAGCGTTTAAATTGAATTAGATCATATTCAGGAATTTCTGGTCGATTTCTCTTCATTTTATATAGTAATATAAATTTTAGTTTATATTATTATATATTCAATTATTTATACATTTATCATAAATTATAGTAGATATACTATAAATTAAATATCCAACAATAATACAACTTACTGTTATTAATAGAATTATTATAGGTTCCATAATATTATCTATATATATATTATATGGCAACCATAAACGTAAATTTTGATTTAATAGATGAATTATCTATTATATTTTTTTGGGTAGGTATATGGGGTGTATTAGATTTATCTGTTCATCATACAGTATTAAATAAATATAGATTATATTGTTATATATTATTAGTATTAGTTGCAATATATATAAAAATTAATTAGTTTTCATTAATTTGAATTTTAAAATGTGTAATAAATAGATATATTAATAATAAAATACATAAAAATTTAATAGTAGATAATAAAAATGCTCCAATTTCAATATCAACACCATCTAATTTAATAGTATATTCTTTTAATTTAGGGTGATTATGTTTAAGAAGTATATAATTTATAATAGGTGCGATTAAATGATCAAAAAATGCATTTACAATTGAAATAATTTGAGTACTTGCTAAAAATCCAATAGCAGTTGCATACAAATTTGATTTAGATATAAAATCAGAAAAATGACTAGTCATATTATAACTAAATAAAAAAATTGATAAATATATCTATTAAATAGCATATAATATTAAATAAATCAAAACATGAGTTTAGCAGCTGATTATAATGGTGCAGGATTAACATTAATTCATAATAATGATGGATACTATTCTATATTATTAGCTAAAAGTAATAGTTATAAACCAAATAAAAAAAATGTTTGGATATTTGGTGGTGGTGGTAAAGAAAAGGATGAAAATGCTATCCAAACAGCATATAGAGAATTTTTAGAAGAGATATTTAATATTCATATTGACATTAAAATAGTTGATGAGATTATAGAATTAATTAAAGAAAAGAAAGATGTATTTGATATATCAACAAATATATCAAATAATCATGAAAAACCATCATATACTTTTTTGCAAACATCCAATGCATTAACTATAATGGTTAATGTATTAGATAAATATATGATTAAAAGTGATGTTTTTCCATTTGGTTATGAAGGGTTGTATAATAATAAAAAAGAAGTAGATATTCATAGTTTTTGTAGTCAGAGGAGATATATTGCAGAAAAATGTATGCCAGAAAAGAATGAAATCGTATTTATTGCTATGGTACCAATTGATAATATAATTAATTCAATAAATAAAAGTAAAAGTAGAGATGTTTATCATTATCATGGCGAATATCTTAGGATATATGTACCATCTGTAATGAAACAAATAAAAATATATTTAACTGAATTAGAAAATATAAAATTATTGGAAAGTATTAGTTTATGATAAAAATGGTAGGTTATTTTTTACAGAAACATTCTCAGAATTTATTATTTTAGAATCTATAAACCATATAGGTGAATTAAACCATGCAAATATTGAAACAATAGCTGAAAATCCAACTATTATATGAATAGCCAGAAATACTTTTTCGCTCATAATAATTAATGGACTGATACCAATTACATTACTTAATGCAAATGATACTGCACCAACAAATGATAAAAAATAGGAATATTGGAATATATAATCTAAAATAGATAAATATCCAACTTCTGGATCATCAATAGTACCTAATGGATCACTCGGCCCTCCTGAAGTATTAGATGCATGTTCAAAAATATTTGATGTAAAATGTTGTGATATTAATGTACAAAAACCATTTTTTAATACTGTATTTTTTGGTACAGGTGCATTTAAAATATTTTGTTCATTTAAACTATTATATTTTGGATCATAATTTAATGCACATAATGCAGATAAATTTTGATTTCCACTAAAATTAAATACTTTTAATACATCTAATAACCAATTTCCAACTGCATTTGCAGGTAAATAATCATTAGCTAATGGAGGATTATTTAATTTTGAATTTATAATTCTAGATGATAAAGTAATTTTATCAATATTTACACCATCTGTATTTAATGTTTGGGTAACTTTAGGATTGATAAATCGTGTAGATGATATTTGAAGTAATTTACTAAAAAGAGAAAAAAAGAACATTGCAAATCCAGAAGAACCATTTGGTGTATTAGATGGTAATGGAATAACACTATTGTAATTATCTGCAATAAACGATTGTGCATATTTCCATGTATTATTTAATTGTTGTTGTGCAGTCATAGATGAATTAGATGTAAAATCTAAAATTGTTAAATCAAAAGAAAAATCAAAATCTTTTAATATTCCCATATATATACTAAATATTTTTACCACCAAGGATTTGAAGTTGAAACATTTGATGTATTTACAATACTTGAATCAACATACCATAAAGAAGTATTAAACCATGCAAATAATGATATTATAGCACAGCATGCAGTAAATATATAATATCCCATTAATGCTTTAGAGCTAAATAATTCAATTGGATTATAACCAAGAACTTCACTTATACTGAATGCAATTGCACCTATGAAAGAAATTAAATATGAATATTGAAAAATATAATCTAATATTGATTTAGATGATCCAGTTGATGAATCTGATGATGATTTAGAAGATGATCCTGATGATGATCCAGAAGATGATCCAGAAGATGATCCAGAAGATGATCCAGAAGATGATCCAGAAGATGATCCAGAAGATGATCCTGAAGATGATCCTGATGATGATCCAGAAGATGAATCAGATGGTGGATTATTAATAGTACCATAAAATGGTTTGTCCGTTTTAGGAAGAGAAGGATCATCTGTTGTGCCAGATGCAGCAGTAGTAGTACTATTACTAGTATCAATATGTTCAACAATATTTAAATTAAAATTTTCTAAAATTGCTGATTCTGTTGATTCAGGTGATTTTGGAGCACTATCAATTGCTAAATTTATTTGATTTATAAGAGGAAGTGTTATTAAAGGATTCATAATATTTGAATTTGGTAAATCATTTTTTAATATATATAATGGATTTTCATTTTCTGGATTATGTAATTTAGAATCATAGTTTATTGATAATAATGTAATAATATTATTTAAAAAATTAATTATATCAGATACAGGAAATTCTTGTGGTGATGATTCTACTATTTTAGAAATATTATTAAATTCTTCTAATAATGAATTTGTATTTTGTAATATATTATTAAACCATGAACCTATACATGAAGCAGGTAAATAATCATTTGGATATTTCTTATAATTTTCAGTTTTTACTGAATTAGTGATTATTGTTGTAAATATTAACATAGGGTCATTATTTGCATCAGTTGATGATAATATAGTTGATTTAATAAATCTATCAGGTGATACTTGTAATAAATATGCAATTAATGAACTAAATATTTCTGCAGAACCAGATGACCCAGAAGATAGATTAGTTGGAATTGTATATTGAAATTGAGATGGTATATTATCTGATACACTTGGAGTAATAAATGCAGGATTAAATAATGATAAAAAATTTAAAATATTATTTAACGTTTCATTTGGAGGTATATCACGTATCGGTAACTTTTTAATATCTTCTGTACTAATATTTATTACAAGTTTATAACTTTTGTAAGACATATATACTATATATATATATAAAATATATAGTAAATTTATTTACCACCAAGGATTTGAAGTTGAAACATTTAATGGATTTACAATACTTGGATCAACATACCATAAAGAAGTATTAAACCATGCAAATAATGATATTACAGCACAGCATGCAGTAAATATATAATATCCCATTAATGCTTTAGAACTAAATAATTCAATTGGATTATAACCAAGAACTTCACTTATACTGAATGCAATTGCACCTATGAAAGAAATTAAGTATGAATATTGAAATATATAATCAAGAATTGATTTTGATGAAGGTGCGGGTGCGGATGTAGCTGATGGTACAGTACTTGCATTAGATAATGATTTAGATGTAGCATTATTAAAATATTCTGATTGTTTATTTAATAATAAAGAGAATGGTCTAATATTTGTAAATGGTTGTAGTATCTTTGCAATAGATACATTAGTAAATTTTAATGGTAGTTCATCTGCAGTTAATGGTTCTCCATCTGCAGTTTTAACATCTGATTGTAAATTATCATCTAATAATGGTAAAGAGGATGAATCTACATTACTAGGTGCAGCTTCTTCAGTCCCAGGTGCTGCTTCTTCAGTCCCAGGTGCAGCTTCTTCAGTCCCAGGTGCAGCTTCTTCAGTCCCAGGTGCTGCTTCTTCAGTCCCAGGTGCTGCTTCTTCAGTCCCAGGTGCTGCTTCTTCAGTACCAGGTGCTGCTTCTTCCGCTTTTGGTGATGTAGTATTAGGTGATGATGTAGTATTAGGTGATGATGTATTAGTACCAGGTAATAAATGTGTATAAAATGCATCATTATTATATTTAGGGTTTAATTTAATAGCAGTATCTGCAACCGAAAAAGCTGCAGTTATATATGCACTTTTTGTTAAATTTTTTGGAGCAGTAGTTGTATTAATCTTTCCGCTTGGTGATGTAACTAAATTAAATGTTCTTGCCATCCATGGTCCTAAATCAATTGCAGAAATATAATCATTTGGTTTATAACCTTTTTTTATATCATCAGATGAAATAGTATCAGATAAAATAAAACTAAATTGAATACTATTGCTAGCAGCAGTTATAGTATTTGAACAATTTTTTCCATCAACGCATGTTAATACATTAAAATTATTTATACGAGATGGAGATATTCTCCACATATCAGAAATTATTACAATAAATCCAGCTCCAAAAGTATTTATATCATTTTTTGTGGTAAGTGTTTTAAATATTTCTGGTATATTTTTACCAAAATCATTTATATCAGCATAAAATGTAATTTGTTGAGAATTTGACATACTATATATTTACTTTTTATAATATTTTTCCATAATTAAAAATACAATTACAGTAAAATAAGCATCTGATAATGGATTATGTGCTTTGATTATAGGCATTTTTTGTTTAAGAACATCATTTAAATTATTGTCAAAGATTTTTAATTCTTCGTTTAAATAATTATTTTTTAAGTTAATATAAGATTCGTATAATTTAGATGTTTTATATATTTTATTAAATTCATCATTATAACTTTTAATATCAATATGTTGAATATTTTTATTAATATTAATATTGTACATCTTAAAATCATTGTTAAGTGCCATAATATCCATATTTTCTTTATGCACCAATGTCATATTAACTAAATATTCTTTTAATTTATTTAAATAATTCACAGGATTTATTAATCTGTTTTTAACTAATTCATCATTATTATATAAATCTAATATTTGATTAAAATAATTAGTATATTTTCTACTTAGTCTATTGCGGAACATATTGAAACGTAATAAATCTACATTTTTTTGAACTTTTTCTAATTCATCTGAACCTATATTATTATTTTTAAGTTTATTTCTAATATTACTATTTGGTATAAATCTTATTAATTCTTTATTATTTTTAATTGATTCTGGATCAGTTACATTAATAGTAAAATTTTCTTCTACTTTTATCATTTTATCTTCAGTTTCTTTAGTTACAGTACAATATTTACTACTTATTAATTGAATATTTCTATTTTTTAATAATGGAAAATTAACATGATCAATTAATATTGGTGTATCTTTACCTTTTTCAAATATAATAAGACCTAATTCAAGAATGTAGGGTTGCTGTCTATCAGGTCTATTTCGAATTTTATCTTGTAAAATTTGAAATTCGATGTCTATAAAACCAATATATTTTGTATTAAATAGACTATCTAATATACTCATATAATTATAATATAAAAAATGAATGTAGATAATTTGGGATTCTTTCTCTTAAGTGGTAGAAATACCGAAACATTATACAGAGATATGCTTATCTTATTTGTAGTAGTACCATTATTAAAATATGTTATGACGGATTATAAAATTATTACAAATTTTATTAATAATTTTATTTTTACAATTTATAAATACAACATAGAATTTATTGGATTTGAAAATTTAAATAACGGAAATTATTATTATGATTATCCACTACCAATGACCTCCATATGTCATTATGCATCTGTAAAAAATATTTGTAAAAATTTAAGATATTTTAATCATAAAAGAAATAGTACGGTATATTGTGAAGATATTATGAAGTATTCAAATGAAAAGTCATTATCATATATTATAAATTATAGTAATAATATTAAGATTTCAGATGATTTATATATTGATTATAAATTTAGTGAAATTGAAATGTCTAAAGAATCTAAATTAGATGGGAATTGGAAAGTAACAATTACATTAAAATCAAGAAATAAAAATATTGATGAAATTAATAGATTTGTTAATCAATGTATTAATGAATATAATCAATATTTAGAATCAAAAAATAAAGATAAATTATATCATTTTATATACCAAAAGAAAGATGAATATAATTTACAATTTACCCAATCAATATTATCTGATTATAGTAACCCAGATAATATTAATTATCAAACATTTAATAATATTTACAGTGATAACAAACAAATGTTATTAAAAGATCTTGCTCGATTAAAAGATACCGAATATTATAAACGAACCGGTAATAAAAGGAAAAAGGGATATTTATTCTATGGTCCTCCTGGCTGTGGTAAAACATCTTCTGTAATTGCAATGGCTCTTGAAAGTAAAAGACATATCATTGAAATTTCAATGTCTCGGATAACTACAAACGAAGAATTAGAGAAATTATTTAATCAAAAAGAAATTTTAGATGTCAAGTTTAAGAATGATGAAATTATCTTATTATTTGATGAAATTGATAATGCATCTAATGTATTAAAAAAACGAGATGGTGAAGATGAAGATAAAGAAACAAATGAAAATAAAAAAGATGATATTATTTATCAATTAGTTAAAAATAATAGTGATAGTGATACTAGTGATTATTTAAAAAAGCCAGATAAGATAAATTTAGGTAGTATCTTATCTAGATTTGATGGCGTTGGTGCATATAATGGTCTTATTATAATTGGTACAACAAATTGTATTGATAAATTAAGTCCTGCATTATACCGAGATGGAAGGTTAAATAAAGTATTTTTTGACTATATTGATCGTGATCAAATTAAAAATATGATAGAAGATTATTACAATATTAAATTGACATGCGAACAATTTTCTAAATTACCATGTAAATCTGAAAAAATGTCACACTCGACAATACGTAAATATATTGAAGATTATGAAGATAATTATGAAAAATTATTAATTTTTTTAACTACAAAGTAAAATCACTGCTATAATCACTATTAAAATCACTATTAGAAGAATAGTTATTATTTTTTTTAAATATAAAAAAAGTGAAACATATTACAATTAATATAATTATTAATATAATTAATACTATCAATGAAATTAAAGAACCATTATTTGAATTATCTGTTGGTGTTATATCTGAATTTGTTGCTGATGTATCAGAAAATACAGGTGTAATAGTAGGTGTAATAGTAGGTGTAATAGTAGGTGTAATAGTAGGTGTAGAAGTGGGTGTTGTAAATGGATATGTTATGGGTACAAATAATTCAGATTTACATACTTGATTTAAACCTGGTTTTGATATTAGTAAATTATTTATTATACTATTAATATTATCTAAAAAAATAGGATTAATATTTAAATTAATTGAAACTTTACCATTAATATTTTCAATTGGAAAAAAACCAACATCAAATTGTGATGAATTATATCTTTTTGTATTATATGATTTTATAATATTTGCAGCAATAATATCATCTACATTTATAAAATAAGTTTGTATATTATTTACTATAGGTAAAGCATACATTGTATTTATAGTAGGCTTAGAAGGACTAGGATAAAAAGGTATTGCATTTGGGTTTGACTGGTTAGCACCTAACATTGTAAAATCAACATCCCAGCCAAATGGCAAAATAATATTTTTTGTTAAATCATAACCAGTATCATATTTAAAATTATTTATTGCAGAAATAAGTAAATTATTCCGAAATTGATAAATTGATGCCATGCTATAATTATTTAAATTACAAAATCCAAATGTAGTACTTCTTTTATAAATACAACAACCATTAACTAAATTAGTTTGTAATCCATTTACTATATGATAATAATCTGGTCTTCCAGCATTAAGAAACGATTCATTTAATATATTATCATTAACATATTGAAATTGTAATAATACAGGTAATGATGTATTTTGTAATTCAGTATCATTAGGAACACCAAGATTAGCAGCAACATTATTTATTACAACTTCTTGTGGATCATTTGGAAAATAATTTAAATAATATATATTTGTACAAAATTGACCAATAGTTTTAGTACTACCATCATTTAATGGACTGGCAAAATTAACAGTATCAAATGAACCTCCGCTACCTAATAATATTCCACATTTTTGATTATATACTATTATACCAGAAGCAAATGTACTTGTACTCATAATTAAAATAACTATTTTTTATTTTAATTTAGATTTATTATAGTTTCATTATGATCAGCTAAATACCAACCAAAATCAAATAAATTTTCAAACTCCATTCCAGCCCAATAATTAACTTCCCATGATAATGTATCTACTTTATTATAATATATATTAAATTGTTGTATTAATTCTTTTAATTTTATTGTATCTATTAGAAAAAATCCACCTAAAAATCTCCAATTAATTCTATCTAATACATTTGATTTAATATTAGTTCCACCTGGAAATCTACAAAAATTATCTGGATAAGATATTTTACATATTTCATTTAATTTTTTATTAACAATTTCATCATTTTTAAAAATATGAAAAATTCTAAAATCTATCCATGCATAATGATTAGTATTAAAGATATTCATTTTAGTAGCTTCTTCAACAAAATATAATTTATTATTCATAAAATTTAAATAATTTTCATTATCTTTACCAGTATTACGAATATCTGGTAGTTTTTTAGTACTATTAAAATATAAATCATCTTTATTAAAATATTTTACAATTTTAACATTTTCAAATATAGGAAAATTTTGAATATCTTGATCTAAAAATAATACAATTGGTATTCCTGTATTTGCTAATCTTATAAAATAAGATAAATATTTTTCATATAAATCTGTTTCAGATAAATTATTAATATTTAAAAATGATGTAACATATGTTACTGTATAATTATTATTCATATAATTAAAAATTACTAATACTTAAGTTCTTTATTCGAATTAACTAATTTATAAATTAAATATCCAAAACCAATTATTATCAAAAAAATGATGACATTAAATAAATTTGGTAGATATAATCTATATAGAATATCATCTAAGAAATATAAGGGGAAAAAAGGCCGAGTATGAGTATGCAAATTAAATTTATTATCAAGACCTAGTTTTTTATTAATTTCTATAACACATCTATTACCACTTTCAGTAGCAGATTCCATCGACCAAATACTTAATCCAGTTTCACAATGAGATCCAGCAATAAATAGATTATTATAGTGAGTTGTATATAATGGTCGATTATTATTATTAAGGGTATTAACCCATTTTTTATTTCTACTTTCTAATCGATTATTATTAAATTTCCATTCATACCATACTTCCTTCTTTGTTATAGTTAATTCAGTAAATGGTTTATTATTATTATCTATCAAATATTGGTTAAATTCTTTACTATTTGATATTTCATGAATTACTTCATCTAAAAATTCACCAATATTTAATTCATCACATCGTTTATTGTATAATTCAGACATTTTATAAGTAACACAAGCAGTACCACTCCATAAACTTTTAATATTATTACCTAAATCAATATCTTTTTCCCAGAAAGTATCTTGAGGATACATGGTAATATTTAAATTAGAATTTGGGAAGATAAAAGCATCTTTTTCTTTAATATTAATTTTTTGATCAAAAGCTAATCTAAAACTAATTTGTATATGAGGTTCTCCATATGTTATTCTTTTAAATTTATCTAATTCTGGATCAGAACCAAGTTTATTGTTTTTGTAAAGATCTGCAACAGCGTAAGGATTTAATGCAATGACGTAATTTTTCCCAGTTAATGTTCTGGGACCGTTATTGGTTAAAATTTTTGCAGTAACAACATTATTATTATCAAAGTTTAATTCTTGTAATTCAGATGATAAAAAGAAATTTACTTTATTTTTTAATAATTTATACCATGGATCAAACCATCCTTCAGATGTAGGTTGATTCATAAAATTCCAATTTTTGGTGGGTTCTTGATAACTCATTTCAATGAATTTTCCAATATGATAAAGAGAAGCAGAATATGTATCTAAACCAATACCTGGGCCAATAATTTCAATATATTTATTTTTACTATTGGTGGATATATTTGAAACAGTATTAGCAAAAGAAATAGTTTTATTATCTTCAGAACGTAAATTACCACTAAAAAAATAGTATAATATCCAATAGATTAGTATAAAATAATCAGAAATAGTAGAATTTTTATTATTATTAATATTATTTTCAACTGAAACAAAATTAATACCAGATTTTATAGTATCATATACTGTTTTATTATTATCTATAGGAATTTGTTTCATTAGATCATAAGTATTATAATAAAAAGGTGCAAAACCTCTCCAAGAGTGTTCAGTTGGTAAATTATCAGAGTATCTAGAGGTTCTTGCCATTCCACCAATTATATTTTCTTTTTCGATAATAGCAATTTTAAGTTGAGGTGAATTTAAAGCTAATTGATGGGCAACAGTTAAACCTGCGATACCAGCACCAAATATAATAATATCATAATTGTCCATAAAATATTTATATAAAAATAATATGGAGAAAAATACATTTGAAGAAAAGTTATTAATGTTAATAGTATTATTATTTTTTGTATTTTTATTATTTCATAAGAAAAAAGAATCTTTCGATACACCAAAAGATAATTTAACTGTCATAGCAAATAACAGTGATAATATAATTGTATCAGATGGTAAAACAAAAAAGAAAGTAAGTAAAATATGTACTCATATGGGATGTACATTAAATTTATCTGGTAATAAATTATTATGTCCATGCCATGGTGCAGAATTTAGTTTAGATGGTAAAGTATTAGTTGGACCAGCAAGAGATAATTTAGAAGTAACATCATTAAATGAACAATATAAAAATTACAATAGAATTAAAGCTCTTGAGTGGTAAATTCGTAATATAGTGGTGACATTTTATTAAGTTGTAATTTAAAATTAGGTAATAGTTTTATGTTATCAGTCAAATATAATTTGATGTACATTAAATAATAAGTATTAATAAAATGTTCTAATGTAAAGATATCTATATATTTTAGTGGCATATTATTATCTATATAATAAATAAGATCATCATAATGATAATAATTTTTGTTATTATAAAATTGTTTTTTAAATAGATTAAAAAATATTTTTATGTTTTGTTGTTTTTTTGTAATAATAGTATCATTAATGTCTGATTTTGATAATATAGTATATAGATTAATTAATTCAGTAAGATTAGTATTTAGTACATCAATATAATATATGTATTTAATAAGATTAATAACATCTAAATAATCTCGGATACGTGATAGATCATACATATATAATATATTATCATCAGTAATAGGTATAATTTTATTTTTATTAAAATTTTTAATAAATTTATTAATGTTAAGATAAGAGAATTCAATGAATGGATTAAGTAAATTATTATAATAATGATTAAATATAGTTGAGGTTACATATATTGTATTGACATATGGTGTATTAATAAAAAGATTTAATTTTTGATAAGATTTAATAATATTTTTTTTAATGGAAATAGAATCATCTGTGTCAATTAATGGCAGAAGAATGCTATTTTCTATATGCTGAACAAATGTGGGTAACATTTTATTTATTATAATTAAATTTGATTATTAATTATTTTTTCAATTTTATATAAAGAAATAGGGATAGATAGATTGAGAAGTTTTTAGAGGAATTTCTGGGAATTTAAGAAATTTCGAAAAATGAGAAATTTGAGTTTTGGAAAAATTGTGCTGATTATCCGTGAGGATAATCAGCATCATGCCGGAGCGGTCGAACGGAACAGGCTTAAGATCTGTTGAGTAATCCACCTGGGTTCGAATCCCAGTGATGCTAGTGCATTTAATAAAATTAATACTAATTTTATTAAAGTTGAAAATTATTTAAACTAATGACACTAATTATAGTAGTAACAAAGATGCCCAAATGTAATCTATGTAATACAAGAGCTACATTTAATATAGCCTCTGAAAAGACGGCAAAATTTTGTAAAACGCATAAGGAATCAGGTATGATTGATGTAGTTAATAAAAAATGCGAGCACGATGGTTGTATTATACATCCAGTATATAATGTACCTGGTTCTAAAAAAGGAAAGTTTTGTTTCAAACATAAAGCAGATGGTATGATTGATATTATAAGTAAAAATTGTAATTTTATAAATTGTAAAGTAAGAGCATCTTTTAATTTTGAAGGAAAACAGCCTCCATTATATTGCATTGAACATAAATTAAAAGACATGATTAATATAAGAAAAATCCAATGTGCTTATGAAAAGTGTAATTTAATTGCTCAATTTAATTATGCAAATAAAACAGTTGGTATATATTGTAGCAAACATAAATTAGATAAGATGATAGATATTAAACATAAAAAATGTAGATTTTTAAATTGTAATAAATCACCGACATATAATTATACCGATAAAAAAATAGCAATGTATTGTGCTACACATAAATCTCCGGATATGGTAAATCATAAAAATAAATTATGTGAATTTAATGATTGTAAAAAACAAGCTAATTTTAATCTGGATGGTGAAAAAAATAGTAAATTCTGTTATGATCATAAAACATCAGAAATGGTAAATGTAGGTAGTAAGAAATGCAAATTATGTCCAACTATAGTAAAAAACAAACACGACGGATACTGCCTCCGCTGCTTCATCCACACCTTCCCCGACAAACCCGTCTCCCGAAACTACAAAACCAAAGAAAAAACAGTCACTGACTATATTTTATCTACCTTCCCTGAATATGATTGGATCACCGACAAAAAAATCCAAGACGGGTGTTCTAGTAGAAGACCTGATATGTTATTAGATCTAGGATATCAAGTCATCATAGTAGAAATAGATGAAACCCAGCATAAAGACTATGATTGTAGTTGCGAAAATAAAAGAATAATGGAATTATCAAAAGATGTAAATCATAGACCTATTGTATTTATTCGATTTAATCCAGATCAATATATAGATGAAGATAACAACACAGTAAAATCATGTTGGTATATTAATAAATTAGGTATTTGTAGTATAGAAAAAAAGAAAGAAAAGGAATGGAATGATAGATTAGTATCATTAAAATCCCAAATTAAATATTGGTGTAATCCGAATAATACAACGGATAAAACGATTGAAATAATACAATTGTATTACCGCTTCTAGCGCTAATAGGGCCTGTGGCCGTATTACGATCAAAATACAGAAGATATTAGTGAAGAAGAAACTGAAGAATCTGAATCAGAAGAAGAAATAAATCACAATATTAAAATTGAAAATAACTCACATTGAATATAGTATCAATAATACTGGATAATTGCCGGAGCGGTCTAACGGGTTGGTTTTAAGCACCAATGGGAAACCTTCAGGCGTTCGAATCGCCTATTATCCATTCTTTTAATAATATTGTCATCTAACTCAATATTACAAAATCACTCAACCCAAAATCTATTCCAATCAGATGATTTAATTGGTCTATTTAAATTCTCTTGAGTAGGGAAATCAAATTTTATTTTAGTATTTTCAAGATTAAATTCTTTTGATACTGCATTACCATCTCCGCTAGTAGTACTAGAACAACCATATATTTTTATTTGTTTTCCTGTTGCTTTACCTAATTTAATAGGAATTCCATACAAATATTTAGTATATCTTTTAATTTTACTTGCGAATACATATATTAAATAAGTAATAAAAAACCATGCGCTTGACCCATTTTCAGTATTAATATGTAAAATTATTTTACCAGAATATGGTATAGTATAAGTAGATAGATTTTTAATATTTAATTTTTTATATTTTTTATTATAACCACTAGTTGGTTCAATACTCCATGGATCCCACTTTCTTGTTTTACGGTAACCATTATTTGTTTCAGAAACTTCATAATTAGTCATCCATCTTTGTTTTCCACCACATAAACATAATATAATAAAATGAACAGGTATTAAATCACCACCACCATTACCTTCTAAATGAAAATGAATAGTAGAATAATCATCTCTTGTTTTTGAAAGTCGTTGTATAACTTCTGATAATTGTTTATGATTTGATTCTATATTAAAAGAAGATATGGTATAATGATTTTTTGAATTAATATTAGGGTATGTAATAATTGGTTTTTTAAAAAAGGTAGGTAATTCATTATCAACATATTGAATATTTAAAGATGGTAAAAGAATTTGTGGTATAATTTTTGGTGACAAATAAATATCAATTAATTCAATATAACGTATATGTTTAATAGCTAATTTAATATATTCTTTAGTAGTAATTAATTTATTATTTATTTGCACGTGAGATGTATTATTTAAATCAATTAGCATATTAGATATAATAAAACCATTAAAATGAGATAATTTTAATGCAACAATATCAGAATATGATTTAATTTTGGATAAAGGTGGTAATAATTCTGGATAATTAAATTTAAGATAAGTATAAATGTGTTCCATTATATTTATATTATATTAAATTCTAAAAAATATATTATTTGTTTTTAATAGAGTCTCATTATTTATAAATAAAACAGCATCAAATCCACTGATACTTTTTTTAAAAAATATAATTAATGAAATATTATTTTATATGATTACTATATGAAGGAATATAATAATCTTATAAATGATGTATTAGATTTTATTAAAGATAAAAATTATAGAATTTATGGTTTTGGTGAAGCTACGCATGGTAGTCTAAGAAATTTTGAATTTAGATTTGAAATGTTTAAAAGGATGGTTAAAGAGAATTTAGTTAATGTTTTCTTTTTAGAAGAACATTACGATATTTGTGATTTAATTAATGATTATATATTTGATAAAACAAATGATTGGAAAAACCCCTTTTCCGCTTTTATGTATCCTTTTAAAAATAAAATTATGGTGAGGTTAATTAAATGGATGAAAAAATGGAATCAAAATAATAATAACAAAATATATTTTTATGGTGGTGAAGTTCAGAAAATAGAATACAAAGATAATAAACAACCTTATATTCAAGGAATTTATAAAGATAAAGCCTATGTTTTTATAAATGGAGAGAGATCAATTATTGATAATAAAGATTTAAATTTAGAATTATTAAATTCAAAAAATAATAAAATAATAAAAAAATTTAAGGGATTAGTTAATCAAATGTTTATAGAAGATAAAAATAATAATTTTAATCCCAAGAAATATGATATAAATAGAGATAAATATACATTTGAATTTTTTAAATACCGAGATAAACCATCAAATAAATATTTTATGTGGATGCACAATTTTCATCTTGATAAAAAAGGAAATAATACATTTGGTTATTTTTTGGATAAAAATTATAAGAATAAATTTGTGAATTTTAATAATGCTTTTTATAATGGTAATTTATATTGGCCTAGTAAAAATATAATCTTTAACTTAAAACCACATATGAAAGATCAATTAATTTATCCACCATTAGAAATTATATATGAAACAGATGAAAATATTAAAATGAGAACAGAAAAAAAGAAAAAAGGATCTGCGGATGCTACTATTTTTATTGATAATGAAAAACCATTAGAGTTTTTGAGAAAAATATTATAGTATTATATTAATAATCTCATCAAATAATATTCATTATATTTATTTTATAAAATTAAATTTAATAAAAGAATGAAAATCCCATCATAATAATAATGATAGCGAATAGAACCCAAACAAGATATGATGACTTATTATTTAATTTAAGTTTAGCATCAAGGATATGTTTTTTAACATTAATTGAAATATCATTCATAGTTTTATCTTTTTCGGAATAGAGGAGAAGAGTTGATTGTTTTAGATACACATCATCTTTAAATAGTGGTTTTACATCAGTATTTAAATACGTCAAATATTTTTCGATAGCTTTTACGCACATATTATCAATTTGTTCAAGAAGAACCATATCTTTAATAATGTCTGATGTAGGTTGGTATGAATCTAATTTTTCATTAAGTACTTTAATAGCGTTATCAAGACGATCAAATAGGAAATTAATATTAGAATGCAGCTTAGCATTACCTTCTAGGAGGGTAATTTTACTTTTCAGTACATTAATATCAAGATCTTTATTAACTAGATCTAGTTTCATGTAATGCAGTCGTTGTTCTAGTTTATCAACTTGAACTTTATAAACAGAAACATGTTTATCTTTCTTATGTTTAGGTTTCTTTTTCTTCTTATATTCTTCAGATGACACAGATGATTCAGATGAAATAAAAGATTCATCATCGGAAGATTCATTATTTGAAGATTCACTATCAGATGATTTATATGAATTAACAAGGCTATTTTTAATATCAGTTAAATTAGGAACGGATATAGGTTGAATAATTGGTAATGTATCAGGGGTTATTTCTGTAACATTTGTATTAGTAGGATTATCAATTGTATTCATTCTTTTAACTATAAAAATTATATAGATTAAATAATTAAAAATCAATTTTTATCTTTATAGATAATATATAATGGATGCCTTTTTAGTTTCTAAATTAGTAAAAAATACTTTAAAAGCCCCTAAAAAATTTAAAAAAGTAAGAGAACACGCTGATTTTGTTGCACCTAATAATTCATTTCCATTTGCACCTTCTGCTGCAGGATCAAATGCAGGATCGAATGCAGCTCCAGTTGCACCTGTAATGCAAAAAGATGAATCAGTAGATGTATTAGGTGATGTATATTTAACAAATGTAGATGTTACAAATATTACAGCAGAGCTCCCTGAATCAACTGAAGATATGGTAGTAAATAAAAAGGCAGAAAGTTTATCAACAACAACATTTATTTTAATGTTATTAATTAATTCGTATGCTGCGTATTTAAGCTGGGAATGCAACTCAAAAAATAATTACCCATTAGTATTAAAACTAGTATTCTCATTATTTGCATTTATGTTTGGTACATTATATATTCTATACTACATTCTATTTAGATTTGATTCATGCAATACATTTACTAACCCAAATAGTGTATTTTAATAAATTTTTTATTATATAATTAAATTATATAATGAATATAAGTCATTATGGAGATATTTTAGCAATACCTTTTTTTGCATTATTGGTTAATTATTTTTATAATATTAAAAATAAATCAATAATAGAATATGTATTATTTTTATTTTCTATCGCTGGATTAGTATTAGATATTATATTTACATATATGTTTTTTAATAATTTAAATTAATAATTTGTATATTTATTTTAGTTCATATAAATAGACATATCCTTTATTTTTTATTTTTTCATCTTCATCAATAGGATGAATTGATTCATCATTAAATAATTTCCATTCAGAACCAAATTTGTGTTGATAGACGTAATGACCACCACCAATATGTCCCAGATGAGTAATAACACCAGATAATTTATAAGACGCGTCATTGATAATGAAATCATCTGGCATGCTGATGTCATTATCAATTTTACTGACTCGAATACGACCGATATCTTTAAGATATTCTTGTTCAAATCGTTTCAAGGCAATAAAAAGATATTTAGGCGTGCCTTTAATAATTAATTTTTTACGAGCTTCAACTTTTATTTTACATTTTTCGCATGTCCATTTATTATCGTCGGTTAATACTTCAACAGATAAAAAGTTTGATAATGCATCATTAAAATTATTATAATTTTTAATAGGTAATAGAATTAATTTTTCATGTGCATTAGATTCAACTTTATTCTCACATAGAGGGCATGTTATTTCACTAACTAAATTATAATCAAATAATTCTTTAATATGAAATCCTTCTTTTTTAGTAGCTTCATCAAAATTATCTAAAAAATATGTTAGACATTCACGAGCGTCTTCTTGAGACCAACCGTGATAATTAGAATTCATTGCACGATATGATCGAAGAAGAAGGGTAGGACCGATAGTAATAACTTTAGGATCGGTATAATAATCAAAAATAGTTATTTGAAGAAATTTAAGTAATTTATTTTCACCATCATAATCTTTTAATTTAGTAATTAGTTCTTTGCATCTAAAAATAGCTTGAAGAGTTGCATTATAAAAGCAAGTATTTCCAAGATTACTAAAACCTTTAGTAATATTAAAATTTAATTCTTGGGGTTGAATAACTTCTATTTCCTCCATTTCGGCTATATAAATGTTTTTGAATATATCTATATATTTGTATATAAATAAAATATCAATTTTTTGAGTTTTGGAATATAATAATTAATCTATAATAGTAATAATGAGTAAAAGACCAAGAAAAGAATCAATATCTGAAACAAATGAAAATAAATTAAAAGACACAGAACCTACCAAAAAAAGAAAAATAAAAGAAGATTTATCAAATGTAGAAGTTAGAACATTAGATGATTTAATTGAATTAGCTAGTAATTATAATCCAAATAAAGAATATCCAGTAAATATAGAAAAATTAAATAAATTATTACCATCATTATTAAAATTAAAGAATACAATTGGTATGAAAACAGTGAAAGATAATATTGTTGGACAAATTATATATTTTTTAAATGAATTTGATATTGGAAAATCTGAGATGATGCATACGGTGATTCAAGGACCACCAGGAGTAGGTAAAACAATGTTAGGAAAAATTATTGGAGAATTATATTATTATTTGGGGGTGATAAAGCCGAAAGAAGATAAGCATCCGTTGCAAAAAAGAAGATATAACAGACATATTTATATAACAGAAGAAGATTTAGATGATGAATTAGAGGAGTATTTAGGAATTAAAAAAGTAAAGAAAGTAGAGCCTAAATCAGATGAACCATTTTTATTTAAAATTGTAAAACGTAGTGATTTAGTTGCAGGATATTTAGGACAGACGGCAATTAAAACACAAAAAGTATTAGATGAAGTAGATGGAGGTGTATTATTTATTGATGAGGCATATTCATTAGGTAGTGAAGATGGGAGAGATAGTTTTGCGAAAGAAGTGATAGATACATTGAATCAGAATTTATCGGAGAAGAAAGATAGTTTATTGTGTATTATAGCGGGGTATAAGGATTCATTAGATTCGTGTTTCTTTTCGCAAAATGAGGGATTAAGACGAAGGTTTCCATTTGTATATACGATTGAGAAATATACTGGAGATGAATTATGTCAAATATTTAAAAAGATGGTAAATGAGATGGGATGGGATAGTAATAAAATAGAAAATAAATTTTTTGAAGATAATTATAAATATTTTGATAATATGGGTGGTGATATGGAAACATTATTATTTATGACTAAAATAGAGCATGGTAAGAGAGTATTATTTAAGCCGGAAGAAAAGAAAAAAATTAGCATAGTAGATATGGATAATGCGTTAAAACAATTTAAACTAAATAAGGATTTAAAAAAGACAAAAGATGAGGGTGATGAGACGTGGAGGGCGTTATATAATTGAATTTATAATATTAAGATACAAAGTTAATATTATAAAATGGCAACATTAGATCTGCACAAATTATTACATACAATATTATTAAGATCTCCAAAAAATCTATTTGATGAATTTGTTGTAGAATGTCAAAAATGGTATGAAACACCAGCACATACTTTAACCGAAATGAGAACTAGAAATAATAAAAAAATTCGTGGAGATATATTCGAGATGTTTTGTGTCCTATATTTACTTCATGTAAATCAATATAACCAAGTATGGCGTTTAGAAGATGTTCCCATCGAAATTCTAGAAAAACTCAAATTAAAGCGGAGGGATATGGGGATAGATATTATAGTGGAGCATGAAAGTAAATATTATGCAGTTCAGTGTAAATATAAGAAACATACTAGTTTTAGGAGGAATATTGTAACATGGAAGAGTTTATCTACATTTTATGCGATGTGTTTAAGGACAGGACCATGGGATAAATATATTGTGATGACAAATTGTGAAGGTATAAAACACGAGGGTGTTAGAACGGCAAAAGATATTTCTATATGTATTGGAACATTTAGGAATATAAGTAGTGAAGAGTGGGTAAGAATGAGTGAAATAGAAGGACATAAAATTAGTGAAACAAGTGAGATTAAACCTGAAACTAATACAAATGTAACAGAAGAAGATATTAGAAAATTACGATTGGCTTATTTTAAAAAGTAATTAAACTTCTATTTTAATCCAATTATCTTCATATACATCATGATAATCTTGATGACCATCAGGACCAAACCATTTACTAGGT